GTACAAAAATATAAATAATTAAATACAATTCCAAATATTTTAATATTTTTTTTCATTTTTTTACAATATTTATAAAAAACTAAAATAATATGAACAATAATATAAAAAAAATTATAAGAAAACAAGTTGAAAAATTATATGAAACCTTTGAAATTGATAGAGGACATGCACAATATAATCCACAAATAAGCGGAAAAGTTATCACTGCTATACCAAAAACAAAAGGGAAAGAAGCAGGATATGATTTATCTATTTTTGATTATGATTCCAAAAAAACAACTCATGATTGGATTGAAGGAAGTGAAAACGAAATCAAAGTTGATTTAAAACAAAAATATCCTCAATCAAGAATTATAATTAAAGAATCACGATTATTAACAGAAGTAGATGTTGATGTTCCTGTTACAAAAGGAATTGAAACAACTCTTAAAAAATATATACCAAGAAGACAAGGTCAAGAAAAATTCGCAAAAAAACTAAAGCCACAAAATATTGAAGCTGCAGAACGATTAATAAACAACATTTTAAAATTAGGTAGAGCAGCAAAATTCAATTATGATTTTATAAAAAGCGATTTACATGCTGATATTTTTGATTATGTAATGGAAAGCATAATTGAAAAATGGATAACTGCAGACCCTAAAACTAAAAAGAAAATAGAAGAAGCTATCACTGAAGCGTATAATCCATATTCTCCAAGATTAAATGGAATTATAATGAATAAAGTTGGAACAGGATTTTATAAACATCCAGAATTACCAGAAGCTTTAGCAGAAGCATGGAGTAAAATTTTTGGAGACTTAGTGAGTGAATATGAAGTAAAAGATTCAGATAAAACTCGCAAATATAGTTCTTTCAGTGGCTATGTAATATCCTCTATGGTTTACGATTTAATGGATTATTTCAAACTAAGAAAGGCTAAAAAAACAGTATCATATGATTATCCAGAGCCTGGGGAGTTCGATATAACTAGATATGCTGCTCCAGAAGAACCCGAATATGATAACGCAGCTGCAATATTTAGAAGATTTAAAAAAGCAAGCGAAAAAGTTGCAGATTGGTTTGATAAAAATCAACCAAGAAAAGAATCTATTTTATTTAGGTCAATCGTATGCGATGCATTAACAGCTGAAGAAATCTTAGAAGCATATGCAGATGAAGAACCAAATCCTCTTGTAGATAGAACTGGGAAACCCTTAAATATGAAAACCGTTCAAATAGCATTTAATAACATGATGCTCAAAAAACCTTTAGCAAAAGAAATTGGCGAGCAATATGCAGAAGCAGACCCATTCTTTAGAGGAGATGATGGAGAACCTTTAATTGTGCCAAATAGGTCTGGAAAAGACAGAGATGGGAAACCAAATGCATGGAATTATGGCAAATTTGTAAAACAAGTTCATGCCCCAACATCAGGAAGAGAGGCAGCTCAAGAAAGTTTGGCAATAAATATCGCAGAAAGTATTATTAAAGAAAAAAAGGAACGCTTCGAAAAACTATTACTTGAAAATATAATGAAAAGAATACAAAAATAATATATTTAATCATTTAAAAACTCTGTCTAATCAGGCAGAGTTTTTTTTATTCTTTGATTTGCAATTTTAACAGCTTCTGAATTATTATCACACCCAATATATTTTCTTCCAAGATTTTGTGCTGAAACTAAAAAACTACCACTTCCACAAAAAAAATCTGCAACAATATCTCCCTCATTAGAACTTGCTTTTATAATTCTATTCATTAGATATAAAGATTTTTGATTATCATACCCATTTCGCTCTAAAGCTTTTGCATTTAAAGTTCTTAAATTTCCATCTTCTAAAAAAGACCAAACATCTTCACAAATTATTCCATCAGCTAAATAACATTTTCTTCCTGCAGTATCAGTAAAATGTTTTCCTTTTTCATCGACTAAATAATATCTATCTTCATTTCTTGCTGGGATTCTTATTTCATTAAAAGTGTTATTATTTGTTTTAGAATAAAAAAGTATATTATCATGTTTTCTTTTAAATGCATTCTTTGGTTTATTCCCCAAATCATAATGCCATATGATTTCATTCCTGAAATTTTTATATCCAAAAATATCATCCATAATACATCTCAGCCAATGAACAATTCTCCAATCCATTTGCAAATAAATACTACCAGTATCTTTCAAAACTCTGTGCATTTCTTTTATTCGTGGAATATAAAAATTATAAATGCCATCTTTTTTTGGCTTAATATCTTTGTAATGTTTAAATTTTCGTCCAGTTCCAAATAGTATATCACTGTATATAAGATTGATACAATTACTTGGTAATCTTTTTAGCAATGATAGATTATCTTCTAAAAAAATTTTATTTACAAAATTGTGCATTTTTTAGTGTTTTTTCGATACGTTTTTCAATAACATCACAAAATTCGGAGGAAATTTCACTCCCTATATAATTTCTATTATTTAAAATACTCATAATCAAAGTGGTTCCGCTTCCTGCAAATGGGTCATATACAACATCGCCTACACAACTAAAAAAAAGAATAGCCATTTCTGGAAGTTCTCTTGGAAAAGGTGCAGTATGTCCTAATTTATTTTCGCCTTTATAGTTTATTTTTATGACAGGATTCATTTTTATTATATCTCTTCTCCATTTTTTAATTAAATCATCTCTTATTAAATTGTCATCTGTTTTTGAATTATTCATCATAATACTTCTGGAGCTAAATCTTTTCCCCCTCTTAGATTTAGATTTCGTTTTACAATCAGGATTTTTGCACTCCCAAGACTGAACATTATTTTTTGTAAACGAATTTGATACTGTAATGTTTTTATTACAATCGGGACAATTTATTTTTGTTTTATCTATAACATTTTTTTCAGCAATTATAATATGCTCATAACAATTAACAGGCTTTTGATAAAATGGATATGGCGGGTTTCCTAAATTTCTTTTGGTTTGTGGCTCACCTTTATCCCATATATAATCGTCAATTATTTCAAATCCAATGTCTTCTAACATACATATACATCTTGCGCCTAACATCAGTCTTTTGACGTTCCATTTGGAGCCTCCTAGATGAGATACAATATCTCCAACATTTAGCACAAAGTATCTATGATTTTTTGTCTTTTGAAATATCATAGTAAATATATCTTTCATTTCACTATAATAATCATCCACAGTTTCCCATTGAGAATACTCTCTTGCATTAAAATAAGGTGGACTTGTAACAGTGAGGTCGATAAAATTATCTGGCATTTTCCTCATTGTTTCCAAATTATGCTCATTATAGTTTTTGTTTATTTCAATCATTATTTATTTTTTAACTACAACAGGCTTAAAATTTGGATTATCAACACGCTGAAACATCCCATTCTCAAGTTTATACATATTCAAATCAGTATCAAAAAAAACTTTAGTATAATCAATATTTTCTAATACTCGGTCTTTAGCTACATCTTTCACAAGAATTTTTGGGATATCATCCATGTGCAAATAACTTTCAAACATATTATTTATTTCGCTATGAAATGTAGAATCTTTTTCATCCGTTGGTTTTTTATCCATGTCTTAGTATTTTAAATTTCAAAATTTTATTTAATTTAAATCTTATAAATCTGTAGATTTTTCTACAAAAATGTGATACTTGTAACAATATATAAAATATAAAAATGACAATCAAAAAAATTAATATGAGCCCTAACGTAATTAGCACCACTAACCAGAATTTAATATTTTTTCTAATAATCATATATCATAAAATACAAATTATGTTTACTCCTTGAAACAGCTACATAATGAATGTTTTTAGACTCTGGGTCAATATCATTTATATCAAACGATATCCTGCTTAATTGATTTTTATTTAATAATTTAAGAAACCCACAATCATGCAATACATCGGGGGCAACAGAATTCACTACAATACAAGCATCAAACTCTCTTCCTTTGCTTTTATGGATTGTAGTTATAAATTTTTTAGAATCTTTGCAGGCATCAATAAATTCAAATATTTCTTTATTATTTGCAAAATTATTCTCCGATTTTTTAAGTTTATTTAATTTTCTTTCAAGATTTAAACTAATTTCTCCTTTTTGAAAATCTTTAATATCAGTTGCAGTAATATAATTAAAATATCTAAGTGGATATTTCCTTTTTAGCAATTCTAATTCAAGCTGTTTGATAACACTATTTGTTCTCACTAAAACTGCAACTTCATTTTCTCTATCAAGAACATCAATTAAATGTTCTATTGTAAGAATTATCCTCTTGTTAACAATCCCCTTTTTTTCGCTTACCCCTGTCGCTTGTAAATCAGTATATTTATTAGAATTTTTTATAATTGATTTATCGCTACGAAAATTAACTGTCAAGCTCATTTCTTTAGTTTTTCTTCTTCTTTTAAGCATTTCTTCTATTTTATTACAACTAACTCCCGAATACCCGAAAATAGCTTGAAACCTATCCCCAATTAAATAATAATATTTAGCATTTAAAGTAAGAAGTATTTGCATTTGTATCGTACTTGTGTCCTGATATTCATCAATAAAAATATAATCATATTTATTTTTGAACATATTAAGCCACTTGTCTTCTTTAAATAAATCTCGAACCTCTATTAACATATCTGAAAAATCTCTACCTTTTACTTCTTTTAAAAACTCACAATATTTATCAAAATAAGCTGGCCTTTCTGTTTTAATATCATCAGCAAGTTGAAGTTTATAAGCTGAAATGGCAGATGAATAATAATCTATCTCATCATACAAATCATTGATTTTTCGATAAAATTCATCATTAAGTTCATTGTTGTGGGGGTCTAATGGTTTATATCTTTCTTTAAACCAATTTATAAAATCAAAAAAAGTGACAATCTTTTTAAATTTCCCTGTCTTAGATAAAATACTTAAACAAAATGCATGAATAGTTGTTATATGAACATCGCTTCTTCCTATCCTCTGTTTAAGCTCTTCTGTGGCAGCATTTGTAAAGCTGAAAAAAATTATTTTATGTGGTTTAATTCCATTTTCAAGTAAAAATCTTAATCTTTGTATACAACTGAACGTCTTACCCGAACCTGCTGTTGAAGCTAATACTATTGAATCTCCTTTAATTCTGTATTCAATAAACTTTCGTTGTTCATCAGTATGTGTTTGTTTTTCTATTTCACCAACTAAATCTAATTGATTTGGTGCAGTATCTTGATTTTTGCTTCTCATGATTTTAAATTAAATCCATTCTCCATTAATTTCTTTATTTCGTTGTTCTATTTCTTCTTTTGTCCACATTTCTTTTTTAGCCTCTAAAAATTCAACTTCTTCTTTTTTTGCCCAAAATATTCTCTTAATTGATGAATCATCAAATGTTTCAAATAAAATTTGTTCCTCATCTTCAACAGGTGTCTTAATTAATTTTTGTTGTGCTGAGATAATATTGCCATCATTCATCACTTTTTCTTCTTTGAGTTTATAATAATGAATAATTATCTCAATTAAATTATTTTTTTTATCCATAATTATGATATTCTACAATCTAAAAATTCTCGCAGCTTAGAACTCTTGTTGTATAATCTCAATTTCTTGAGAGCAAATTCTTTAATTTGTCGCACTCTTTCATTCGTTAAATCTAATTTTTCGCCAATTTCTTTTAATGTCATTTCTTCATTTGTATCTAATCCAAAATAAAGTCTAACTATTGTGCTTTCTCTTTTTGTGAGAGTGGATAAAACAGAATTTATTTCTTTTCTAAGAGAGCTCCTATTAGAATTCATTTCTATTAATTCAAATCCTTCTCCTTCTAATTTTTCTTCTACGGTACCATCAGGATTTTCACTAAAAATTGATTCACTTAAAGAAACTTCAGGGTTATTTTCCGAGCAATAATTTCTAATATCATCCTCACAAATATCTGCTAACTGACTAATTTCTTCAGATGTAGGTTCTCTGCTTAAATCACTATATAATTTATTCCTTGCCTTGCTAATTTTATTATTAATATTTATTCTATTTACTGGCAATCTAACTATATTCCCATGGTCATATATTGCTTGAAGTATTGATTGACGAATCCACCAAACTGCATAGGATATAAATTTAAAGCCTTTATTTTCATCAAATTTTTCTACAGCTTTTATTAATCCTATATTTCCTTCGTTAATTAAATCTTCTAAAGGAATATCACTATATCTAAAATCTTTTGCAACAGAAAAAACAAATCTTAAATTACATTTTACCAATTCTTTTAATGCCTTATTATCCCCATTTTTGGCTTTTATTGCTAATTCGGTTTGTTCTTCTGAGCTAAGTAATTCAATTTTTTTTAATTCTTTAAAGTAAGTCTTTAAAGAAATACTATCAAGATTAAAAGCAATGTTTTTCATAAACCATAAATTAATCTCTCCAGTTTAATTCAGAAAAAAATTGTTTTAATTTTTTAAATTCTTCTTCATTAGCAATATCTAAAAAAGCCTCCTGGGGAACTGGAGGGTCTTGTCTTGCATCAATGCCAGAAAATTTAAAAGCAAGATATCGAGTTTCATTTCCTCGTTCCCTAAAAGTAACCAAATCAATTTCCAATATTCCGCTTTCTTCTGTTCCGCATTTAAAATAAGTCTTAGAAGATTCAATTTCTTTAGGGGAATTTTTTGATAATTCTTGTTTTTTTTCGTTAGGTTTGTTTTCTTGAGTCATTTTGTTTTTTTTAAATTTAAAACAAAAATATAAAAAAATTATAGAAAACGCAAATAAAAATTGCATTAATTTTATAATTAGAAAATATAAAAATTTTAAATTAAATTATATAGCACGAACTGGCTTATATTTAAGGATTTTATTCATTTTTATCGCATCCAATTCTAATCCTGCTCCTTTATTTAAAACTAAGTTTAAGTTTTTTGATAAAGCATCTTCTAATAATTCAAAACTTAATCTAGTTCCATTTATAGCAAATCCTCTTTCATAAAACTCAACTTCCCACGGAGATGCAGTATGTGAATCAAATTTAACTATTTTTTCAACTGGACTAGATACAGGCTTTGTTATAGCTTGTTGTGAAGCAATTGTTTCAGGAGTATTTTGAACATCGGCTATTTGTTCTGCAATAATTTTTCTTAATTTACTTTGCTCATCCATTTAAACTAATTTTTTATAAATAGTGTAAAAAAATAAGCCTATAAATTTATTATTGTATAAATGATTCAGATTTTTTTTGTGAATCTAAAATTTTTTTAATTTCTTTTTCTCTTCTCCACTTCTCTAATTCACGCTCACATTCAAATTTTTTTCTTCTATGATGTTTATTTTTCGAAATTTTTTTTGATTTTATATCTTTTTTAATATTTTTTTTATGTTTCGCTCTGCGTTGTTTTTTATTTTTATTGTTTTTTTTCATTATAAAATATTCTTTTATTTAAAAATAAGAAAATAATAAAAAAAAATAAATAGGAATACAATTTATTTTGATAATATTTTTTCTATTAAATTTTTTAAATCAGAAAGTCTGAATTCAAAAATCCAACCAGCAGGAGCAGTTTTTTCATTATACTTTGCTTCAATTCCAAGTTTATTTTTTATTTCACGTTCAATTACTGCAATTAAATATTTTTTAAAATCCTCATCTAAATCAAATATCTTATGAGATTTAGGAATATATTGAATAAATCCATCTTCAATATTAACAAGTATTAAAAATTCCCATTCATCTATAATTGTTGTTGCCTCTGTATATGTTTTTTTTAATGTTTCAAAAATAAGATGCCTTAAATTATTTTTCATATTTTCATTTTTTATAAATAATGAAAAAAAAATCGCCTTAACAAAAAGCTAAGGCGATTTAACGAAAATCAAATTATTAAAATTCTAACATTTTGAAAAACCACAATCTTTGCATTTTAAACATCCTTCTTGAAATATTAAACCCTTATATGCTCCGCAACTTGGACAGTTTTCGGTAGAACTTTCTCCGTCTTTAATGTATTTTTTTAAAGTACGAGCAATAGCTTTTGCAAACGAAACAATAGTTCCTTCTGCTTTATTCAATTGCTCATATATATATTTTATATCTACTCCATGGCGCAAACAAGTTGAAATCATCCTAGTTAATGCTTCCTGTTCATCTTTTTCAAATAAATCTCCAATATCATAAAATTCAAAACCGCCTACTTCTAATGAATATAAACCGCTTTTTATTTTCGTCAATACCCCTTTTTCAAATTTTGAAGAAAGTTTAATTTTCTTTTTCTTAAAGGCAAATGCTTCATAAGGGTCATCTTCTAAAATTCCAACAATTACTGTCCATTCTTTTCCAATTGCTGTTAAATGATGAATTTCACAAGGTAATCGTTTTGGCCTTTTTGAAGCTGAACGTTTAATTATTCTGCCATTATTTTCTTCTTCTTCTTCTTCTTTTCCTTCTTTATTTTTTTCAGATAATACTGACGACATAGTTCCAGTTCTATAAGTAGTCCCACCCTTTACAGTCCCCGTTTTATATAATTTTAAATAAACATTTTTAAATTCTTCATACGGAAAATCATTTGGAATATTTATCGTTTTTGACATTGCAGAATCTATATAACGAGACAAAACTGCCATTGTATCTATATGTTCATCAATTGTTAAATTGCTGATATTTTTAGCCCATTCAGATTTTTCGTCCCATTCACCTTTTTCTTTCAAATAACTTACAGCATAATCTTCTACTAATGTTTCTTTTAATAATCCACGATTTTTATCTATTTTGTATGTTACATTATTAAAAACACATTTTAATAAATTTTCATCTCCCTCTTTCATCCATTCCCATTTAATTTTTTCATCATCTAATTTTGCATATTTTAAGTTTTTCCAATCAATATTTTTTGGTAATAATAAACCATCAGGCGGATAAGGAATTATTGCAGTTCTAATATATTCATATAAAAATATTGGTTCTAGACCGCTGCTTATACCTTGTGCTAATATTGATGTATTACCAGTTGGCTGTATAGAAAGCAAATGAGAATTTCTTATGCCATATTTTTTAATTAATTTTATAGTTTCTTCTTCTAAATTTTTTATAAAATTACTTTGTAAATATTTATCTCTATCGAACAATGGGAAAGGCCCTTTTTCTTTTGCTAATCTAGCTGACGAACTATATATCTCATTCGTAAGAAAACTCATAAGCTCTTTTGTTAATTTTAAAGCTTTTTTGCTTCCATATGCAGTTTTCATCATTAATAAAGCTGAACCATAACCCATAATACCTATTCCCACTCGCCTTTTATCTCGTAAATTATCTTTTTGTGATTTCAATGGAACATATGTTATATCATTCACGTTATCCATAAATCTAACTATAGTAGGTATAAATTTCCTAAGATTTTCGTAATCCCAATTGTTTCCTTTTACAAACTGTGTTAAATTAATAGAGCCTAGCAAACAGACACCCCCAATTGGAAGAAGCTGCTCTCCACAAGGATTTGTTGCACTAATAAACTCTATATAATATAAATTATTTAATCTATTGATAGTATCAGCAAATAAAATTCCTGGTTCATTGCGATTATATGTTGATTTCATTATAATATCCCAAAGTTCATTCGCATCTTCAAATGTTTTATAAACAACTGTTTTCTTACCTGATTTTTTCCACTTTTTTAGATTTCCATCCCAATTTTTATCATAATATTTTTTATCATCATCAAAATCTGGAAATTCTAAATTCCATGGTTTATTATTTTTAACAGCATCCATAAATTCATCAGTCACAAGAACACTCATATTAAATTTTGTTAATCGACCAGAAGTTAATTTTGCTGTTATAAACTCTTCAATATCAGGATGCCAAATGCTCATAGTTACCATTTGTGCTCCTTTACGTATTTTAGATTTTGATTTTTTATGTTGCGATTTTCTACCACTTCCCGCAGTAATAACATCAGATTGAGTATCCCACATATCCAACATTCTAACAGAACCTGGAGTTTCATTCGCAATTCCAGAAACAAATCCGCCTCTTGGTCTCATAACATCAGCACAAAAACCATATCCACCTTCACTTTTTAATATTAAAGCTTGTTTTCTTAATGTTGCCAAAATTCCTTCCATAGAATCTTGGTGTTTTCCTTCAAAGCCGTCAACAAAACAGTTGTGAACAATAATATTGTTTATTATATAACTCTGGTCTTTTTCAACAGATATATTATAAACATATCCCTTATAATCTATTTCTTCTTTAGAAAAAGATTCAACAAGATGTAATTTTTCTTTTTTTGTAGAATTATCAATTATTGTTTTGACACCATTATATTGTTTTTCTCTTAGTGCTTCATTTATTCTATTGTCCTTATATTCTTTTTTAGAATTAAAAATAAATTTTTTTGAAAATTTAGACGATAAAGCTATACACGGCGCATCTTTATATTTTTTATTAGAAGCAACAACATATCTTTTTCTACACGGAATCTTTATCATATTAAATAATGCCTGTAAATCATTTATCAAACTCTCGTTTTGCATTGCTATTATAGAACTTCCTTTTTTATCAATAAAACCATCTGCATCAAAAACTCCCAATAAAAAACTAAATTTAATATCTTCAGAAGATTCCCAGATAAATTCTGGCACTTTTTTTCTAGAATAGCCTTTTCCACAAATTTTTTCTAAAAACTTTGCTAAAACAACATTGCTTTTTCTTAAATAAATACATTCTTGATTTTTTGAATCATTTATATTAATATCTATATCAAAAATTTTTTCAATTTTTTTCTTTAAAAATAATAATTGTGAATATTCTTTTTTATTAAAAGCAATATTAAATCCGTCTGTATCTTTTGCTGTAGAAAAAACACTTCCATCCCCAATGTATCTTCCTAAAAAATAGGCAAAATCTTTATCTAAATTAATTTTTCTTTTTATTTTTTTGCTACATCTGGTCATAATTGCTCCATTACCTCCTATACAATTTGTAGATGTTGAAATATAATTATCATCAACTTGATAACCATAATTTGAAAAATATTCAGCCAAATCAATTGTTTTATTATTATTAGTTTGACTCATTAATAAAACCAATTTTTTATTATTTTCAGATTTTTCCCATTTATCATCACCTTGATAAAAAGGATGTTCTTTGGTTGAATAAATATCATCTGTTAAATAAGATGATTTATATACATCTAATTTTCCTTCATAATATCTTTTTGTTGTTGCATTAACTTTTTGCCATCTTCCCTTATGCGTTAATACATAATCTCCTTGTTTTACATTTTTAATAGCAACGTACCCTTTCTTGGTTAATACGTTGGCTTCTGGGGAAAAACAATTTATTAACGTGGTGCCTTTCAAATTTGTACCAGCATTAGATAATATTCTTCCACCAGGAACAAATTTAAAACCTTCAAATATAGATGCAAATTTTTCTGCCCAAAAATCTTTATCCTCTTCTATAGAAGCTATACTTTTTGCAACTCTTAAAAACATTCCATTAATATCTTCATCCCCAAATTTATATGTGTGTTCAAAAATTTCTTTGCTGAAATCATTTAAAAATTTAGTATTTGTAATCATTTGTATCTTATTATTTTTAATGTTTTTTAAATTATTTTAATTTTATTCATCTATAAAATTTTCTATACTTTCTTCATATTGCGCTTGTTGAAGCAAAAGTGAATTTATCGCATCTGAATCTGATTTACTTGTTTCACGATAATCAAATGGACTAATTCCATTTTTTTCACTTTTATCTTCTTCTTTAATATCTGGGTCAGCATATTCTAAATATCTATTGGATGACCTACTGAATTTTAATCCAACATTACCTGGAATTCCAATAAGTTTTTGCTTTTTAATTTTTTGAGACCTGAACTGTACAGAAGTATCTCCTTTATCTGTTGAATAATACGGTCTATAAGTGCACAAAATATTATCACATTTATTATTCCACATTGCACCTCCTGCTAAATCATAAAAATCAGGACATTGATAGTTTCCATCATTTTTCTTTTGAAGAGTAGATTTTGGGTGAGCAATTATAATTTTATAAATATTGTGAAGCAATGAAAACCTTTTTTCTGCAGAAAGATAATCTGAAATATATCTATCATCACGCCCATGTTTTCCCCAATCATTATCAAGTTGATTAAAAGGGTCTGTAAGACATCCTTCTATTCCGTGTTTAACAATTAATTTTTCAAACATATCATTAATATAGTGTGGCGTAGGAGAGTTATCTTTTGGATATATAAAATAAAAATGCTCCATCATAAAATCCATTCCAATACAATATTCTTCAAAAGTCATTCTAACATTTGAAGCAGTTCCTATTCCTTTATAATCTAAATCTGTTGGTTTCCCAATATATGTGTGAATTAAATCTTTATAAAAATCTGTTGGCGGATTTTGTTCAGGACTAAAAACCCCCCATTTTGTACCTTCCCTAATGGATTTTATCAACATTAATTGTAACATCATTAAAGTTTTTCCATGATTACCTATTCCACCCATTAAAGTTACTTCCCCTTTTTTCCAACTCCAATGCGGGTCAATAGTCTTAAAATATGTTGTAGTTCCTTTTGCATCGCCATATTTATAACTACGAATCATTTCATCTCTAATATCATTTAAATAAATGATGTCTTTTAATGGAGCATTAGGATTAATTTCCATTCCCTCTGGAGGATTTCCAAGTTTATCAAACTTAGCAGTGCTAAATTGGTGAACATATGAAATATATACTTTAGTAACAATATCAACATAATCTTCAGGGTCAACATGAGAAGCGGCGTTTAAATAATCATGTTGTAATTTTTGTATAGTAATTTCTTTTGGTATTCCAAATCTATTGCATGCTGATGATAGATGCATTAAAAAATTATATTTATTTCCATCAACGTAGTTTTCTGATTTATGAATCCATATTTTCAGTTTTTCATATATGGCATCAAAATCTGTAATAGGATTAATAATTTCTTGCTGATTTATTTCTTCTTTCGGCTCTTCTTCAACCATAAAATCAAATATCTTTGATTTTTTATTTATATATATATTTGGGTCAAAGCTTTCATAACAAATTCTTCCGATGTCCTTTAATTCGTCCAAAGTTGGCTCATTGTAGTAATATTTTAAACCTTGAAAATATTTTTCATGATTTTCGGGTATTGGTGGAATTTTCACAATTATTTTTAATCCATTCCCACCTGGTGATAAAAAACAGGCATATGTATATTTATCTGAAATCATTCTTTGGCGAATCTCAAATAATCTTTCATTTAAACCATCAAAATCTATTGCAATTAACCCAGAATGCTGTATTAAACCATTATTAGCTCTTCTTTTAAATTTTCCAGAAAAACAAATGGCAGGTAATTGTTTTTTTAATTCGTTCTTTTCTTTTTTTGTTTCGGCAGACCTTATTTGTTGAATTAAATCTACTCTTTTGCCTGACCTAATTCTTTCTAAAACAAAATCAACAGAGACAACCCAAGGATTGTAAGAATCTCTATATGTTTTAAACATGGTGACGGCTCTATCTAACACCATTTCTTCTTGTACAATATTTGAATTATTTTTTGTCATTATTTAATGTTAAAAAATCTTTTGGTACATATGCCTCTTCATCTATTTTATCAAATACTTCTTCTTCTTTTGATTTTATCCTCTCAATTGATTGATTTAAATATGATTCAAATTTATCCCCAAACAATGTCTCTGGTCGCACAAATGCAGCATACTTTTCATCCTTATGCCATTCATTATATTTAATATCAATTACTTTTTTAAAATCTAATATAGTATAGCCTTTATTTATCCAAAATGCTATATTATTAACGGTTCTGTATAATGTTGAATCATACTTTTTTCCTGTTTTTTCATTTAAATATGTTACTATTTCTTTAGCGCTATCTGTTTGTTTGATATTAATATATATATTATCTTTTTTAGCCTCTTCACGTTTATTATAATCTGCCACAAGTCTTTTTGAATAATATGCACCATTTTCTTCTATTTGCTTAATAATTCCATATCTATTTAACTCTTCCCATGCCAAATCGAATTCTCCATTTTGTTTATCAAACAGTTTTCTAATATCATCTTCATCTAAGATTTTATTTTTTGCAACTAAAAAACCATATGGGTCAGACAAATGCATATAGCATAGCATATCAATCCAAACACCCTTTGTAGCGTAACTACATAATTTCAACTCGGTGTCAGTCAGCCAGTCTTTTGGAAGAAGAAGGATTGGATTATTTACTTCTTTGGAATTTCTATAATCCTTTATCGCTTCCAACTTCATTTTTTCTTTTTTTTCCTTATCTATTCTCTTTTGCTTAGCAGTAGTCATTTTTAAAATTAAGATTTTAAAAGCATTTCTTTATTTCTTTCATTTAATATATTTTGAAAATCTTTAGATAAATCAGCATAAAAATAAAAATAATTAACATTATCATTTATAATACCTTCTTGAAAAATAATATCTTCTAGTTCCAAGCTTTTATCTTTTAAAAAATAATAAAAATTAGAATTATATTTCATTGTATTTTTTTGATAATCTAATAATTCTGTATTAAAATCATGTATAATTTTATCCTTGTAATAAGTCCTGAAACTAATAACACCTTTTGATTTTTTTTCTGGTGCAAGTTCACTAAAAACAATATTAACATCATCGCTTATTATTATTTCTCTCTGATGAAGAATATTGCCATTATATTCCATTTTAAATGAAATAAATCTTTTTGCATCTGGCAAATTTAATTTTTTAATTTTTTCTAAAATTTCATTTCTGTTTGTTATTTCCATATTGTTTTTAAATTTTTTGTTGTTTTTCTTTTGTCATAAGATTATAAAAAGGAGCAAAAAATAAACTAAAATATGAATCATCTATAAAAGTTGAAAATCCATCATCAACAAACATCTTAATAGCAGTTTCAATGCTTCTATTTGAATCTAATTTTTTATATAATACATTATTTATTTCTTGTTTTGCTTCCTCATTATAAAAAGGCTGTCTCAAATTCATTAATTTAGCATTCCTATAAAGAACATGATGACTATCAATTATTTTATCATATAATTTTAACTTCTTTTCTCTTTTTTTATTGTAACATTCTTCAACTAACCTCTTATATGTATATTTCTCATTTGCCATTGCAGGAAAATTTTTAAGAAGATTATTTGTTGTTACACCATTCACACCACCAATATCATCAGAATTATCTCCATCAAAACATTTAAATAAAAGAACATTTTCATGAGTATATCCATAGTGTTCTTTGAAATTATCGATATTTACTAAAGTAAATTTATCGGGAGTTAAAATACTAACTTTTTCAGAAACTAATTGTAAATAATCTTTATCTCGACTGTAAATAGTAAAATTTTCATTCTCATTTGTACTATACAGAATATACAATGCTATCAAATCATCTGCCTCAATTAAATCAACCTCTACTTGCCTTACAAATAATTCTTCTAAATAATTTTTTAGTACGATTTTCTGTTGTAATAATTCAAATTCATCAGCATCATCGGAATTTTCTATTCCTTCTGTTGTTATTATACGTTCTTCTGCTTCCCAATCTTTTTTTCTGTTTGCTTTATAAGGTTTGTAAATTTCATATCTAAGTTTTCCAGCATTAAAGCCATCCCACATAACAATAACTCTGTCTGGTAATACTTTATTCATAACGGATTTCAAACTATCAAGAAAACCAAAAACTCCCCCGCATTGTTTTCCGTTGGCTACTAAACTCCGTCTTTTATAAAAATTTTTCTTTAAATTCCACTGACCATCAACAAGTAATGTTTCCATCTAATGTAATATATCTTTTACATTGTTTAACAATAATTTATTTTTTGTAGTCTATGCTTTACATTAACAAATATAAATAATATTATTTTTTATTAATATATTTTTCTTTATATTTTTTTTCAGATTTTTTTGTAAAAATAATCTGATTAGATTCATAAAGAAATTTTATTTTATTACTAGATAAAAAAGGAGGGTCAATCATTTCATATTTTAAACCATTATTTTTACAAAACTTTTTAGCTGCTCTTTTTTTTTCAATAACATCTTTAGTATTTTGTAATTTAGTCGGTTTCACTTCTACCATTTTTTTGTTCTCTATAATAAAATCTGCAAAACTGTTTTTCTCTTTTCCTTTTTCATCAATATATGTGATTTTATATTTTCTTTTTTCTGCGCTCTCCCATAAAAGATTTTTCTTTTCTATTACATTAATCATATATGATAATTCGTGCAAACTTCTAAAAAACCAATTTTTATACCATCCAGACCATCCATTCCCTGCACCTTTTGGTGGCGGTTTTCCAAACCAAAAATTTTTTCTACCAGATAAACCTTGAGATAATTTTTTTCTCCATGCAATATCTCTTTTTTTAGCTTCTTCTTCTCCATATTTTTTAAACCAAATATTATATAAAGTGCCTCTTTTATATGCTGGATTTTTCTCACCAGAAAATGCTTCAGAAAGTTTTTTTCTATATTCCTCACTTCTAGTTTTTTCTATAAATTTTTTTCTCTTTTCGCTTTTTTTATTGCTTTCGCTTATTTTTTTTCTTGTTTCTTTAGTATGTTTTTTATTAAAAAAAGGATTATTTTTTCCCGTTTGTTTTTTTCCTAAATTTTTATTACTACAATGAATGCATATACTTTTTCTTTTTTGGGCAACATCTCTATTCCATTTATTTGTATATTTTATTTGATTCTTACATTGTGGACAATCTCTAAACCATTCTTTTTTTGTTTTATTAATATAAGCATTTTTTTTCTTTTTTTCTATAGATGCCTTAACAAAAGATTTTACAGCATTTTGGTTTAACCATATTTTTTTAACATATTCTATTTGTTCATCAGTAAGAACTCTTTTATTATATTTTCTGGTTTTCAAAAGAGTTTCATATTTTTTATTCAAATAAACACAGTTTTTACATAGTTTTTGGTTTCTTTCTGCTCTATTTCTGCTTTTTTTATTTGTATAAATTATTTCATTTTTACATTGAGGGCATTTTCTTTTAAACATAATATTTAGTATTTTTTATAAATAGTTATAAAAAAATCTATTATCGAAAATTCCTTAAAAAATTTTAAAATAACTTTTAAGACCCCTTAATCTAAAGATACAGAATCCCAATATTTATCGTATTCCAAATCCCATCCATTTTTATATTTATTTTTGTATTCATCAATTATTTTTTTATCATCACTAATAAATCCATGGTCTGTACAAAGAATATTACCACGAGCAGCCACATTTGTTATATGATTTTTCTCAACAACCAATGCAGACTTAATCCCGAATGCTACTTTTGCTCCATCTTTTGTTGCTGTAACTTTAGATGACCTACTCATAATGCCCCCTTGTCTAAATACCAAAGACGATGCCAAATATACACCATCTCCACCATATGGTTCTAATGTAGAAATAGTTGATGGTGGCTTAGGTGGTGCTGTATAAGCATGATTAACTATGAACAAACTATTAGTATAAGGATATTCTTTTTTTCTAGTTGCATTAATTTTTGGCCCTATATATCTTGTTATTTGAGCTCTTAATATACGTGCTGTTACCATCATAGCAGTTTTCCCACCATCTTCTTGTTGCGCCTCCCATTCTGCTTTAGATGGAGTTGTTCCTATACTGTCCCACAAAAATATTATATCATAATTTAACTCCCCTTTTTCTTGACTTTTTATAGTTTCCGATATTTTTGCGATACCATCTTCAATAGTTTGAATATTATCAAAAGCTATACAATCATCTTTTATAAGGCCCATAGTTTCTGCTCTTTTCCAACTCCATTTATTTTCTGTTATGATTAAAACTGGCAAAATTCCTTCTTCTTGAGCATGTACAGCAGCCTCTATCAACATTGTGCTTTTTCCTGTATCTGATTTCCCATATACGCAAATTACGTGGCCCAAAGGCAAGCCAGGCAATTTAGTTACATCTTTAAATGCAGGGCTCATGCCAAACCATTTCTGTTTTTTAAATTCAGTTTCTTTGATTTTATTCTTAGCTTTATAATCCGATAGTTTAATAAATTTTCTTTTAATTTTATCTTCTTGCTCTGAATTTTTCTGTGAAGATTTTTTTTCTAAATCTTTTTCATCTTTTGCCATTTTATAAAATTTTTAAATTTATTAATAATTCTGTTGTGGGTAATTACCTTGTTGTGGTTGTTGCTGTGGTTGTTGATACTGCTGTTGTTGTGGCTGCTGATATTGTTGTTGCTGTTGTGGTTCAAAAGGTTGCCACATTAAACTTTTATCTTGATTTGTCCTAAGATACACAACATTTTTATCATCTTGCCTTTGTCCAAAATTTAATCTTGCTTTGCATTTTTTACAATAGACATAAGCATATTTAAAATTCTTTTCGGCTGTAATATGTCCGCCCAAATCTAATTCATCTGAGCCGCATATACCGCATTTATGAACATCGCCAAATGATAATTTAGATGCCTCAATAATTACATCATGAAAACTTTCGCCTTCAACTATAAAAGTATGAACTTCTTTTCCGATTCTCTTTCGGAGTGATTTTTGAATTTTTGCCATTTTGTTTTTGTTTTTAAATTTTTAACAAAGATAATTATTTAAAATTTTAAAAGCAAATTTTTTGATTAATTAATTTAAAAAATTAATACTTTTTATTTAAGCAACGCAACATAATCTGCCTCATTCATTAAAGTATATGTAAAAGTATTTCCCCAATTTTTGATTGCAAGTTTGATAATACTAATAAATTGTGCAAAATCTGATGGAGAAGAGAAAACTTGGCAGCCTGCTGACCACTTATCAACATATGTTGATTTATGAGAAGGACTTGCTCTATGTATATTAGCAGCAATTATTTCATAAACAATATTTTCTTCATTTAAATTAAGTTTATCGTCTTTGGTATTATCCCTGTAAAAATAAATAGCCCCTTTTTGTTTCAACGCTTCATATCCTTTATGAAAATTTAAATAATAAGAACTTTTATATTGTCCTTCTTTCATTATAGCAGTTCCTTGACTAGTTATAGGGCTTCGTAAATAATAATTTCCTGGAGTAGTAGTTACAGGATAAGTTTTTAAAATCCATTCACCACCATATTTCCAGAATACAGCTATAAAATCATCAAATAGATTTTTTTGACTTAATCCTTGTCTAAGACCAACAATATTTAAATTATAATTTTTATTTTCTTTTTCTCTAATCTCATATCCTTTGCTTTTCATTAACTGAATTAATGTTTCTACGTTGATTTTTTTTCTAAATTCTTCCCTTGGCCCTGCATCATTATATGCTATTAAATTAGCTTTGTCTTCAGCAGTATAACCTGCTTCATTAGCAATTGGCGCAGCTACTGGCCCCAAATCTTTTAAATAACCAAGTGTTATTGGTGGAATTCCTCCATAACCGCCCTCCACAGAAAATCTCATTCTTATTCCCTCAAAATTAGTTTCCATATTATTTGGTGTAATAGAGTGTTTTACTTTCATAATTTGATATAAACCACCAAATAAAGGCATAGAAGACAGAAAAAAATATTGCATAGGATATACTTGAGCATTTCCAATAATATCACAAGTAGCTCTATAACTTCTTCCCTCTAAAACAGGAAGCATAGAACAATCTGTAGTTACTGTTTTATTAGTATTTTCATCATCAACCAATCTTTGTAAATTAATAATACTTTCTGCTGTTGGTTTTGTGTCTTCAGTACCTACAGAAATATTTTTAACAATTTGATTTTCTACAGAACCAAATTTAATATCAATCGCATTAACATCAAATTCATTTTGTTTTCCAAAATCCATTAATGTAGCTGGGTCATCATTACTTAGCTTGCTTCTTGTTTCTGGGGTAGGAGTAAATATTACATGAAAATAATTTACAGGATGAATTTGTAAGCCATAAGTTGTATATGGTTTAAAAATATCTTTTATATTATTTGCTTGAGAATCTCCTGGAAATGGAACAAACACAAAATTATTTTTTGTGCATAATTGTTGAATCATATTTAAAACAGTCGTGTTCGCATTAGGTTTATATAATGGCTCTATATTAATTATTGAATCTTTAACATATATTGGGTCTTCTTTTTCTTTTTCTAAATTTTGATTAATATTTCGTAAAGGATAATCATAGACGAATGTTCCATTGCTAAGATTAGCAAAATTGTCATTTGCTCCCCCTTCAATGTGATGTCCACCATATAACTTCTCTAATGCTTCTGGCAATCCTTCCCCCGTCATATTTTCTACATTACATATATAACCTTTTGTATGCGTTAAGCCTGTTTCAGTTTGTATAGTAGAAGCAACACTATTCCATTGATGAAAGATGGTATGCATTTGTTTATAAATCAAATTTCTTTCGTTTCCTGCTTTACCTAAAACTCTTCCAATAACCCTACTGCGTTCTTCTTCAATTTTTTCTATTTTAAGTTTTATGTTTTTACACATTTGTTTAATATATACTCGCTGATTTCTTCCTTTAGGTCCTATAACAAATGGGCCAAAAACCAAATCATCTCCTTGATAGCGATTATCTTGATGAGTATAAACTGTAAATGCCAAATTTTCTGGCTTTGCATCTTCAGAACCTTCCCCAACTCTTTTTGTCCATAAAAATATATCTCCAAATTCTTCTGTTGAACCTGTAAAATTGTAAATATTATTTGGCGGGTTTTTTAATGAAGTATAACTTAAAACTCTTTTTGCTTCAATATATTTATTAATTGTTTTAATTCTCTCTAAAATGTCTCCTTCTTCATCTTCTAATTTATCAATTTTTACAATTCCTAGTGGCTCTGGTTGAAATTTAAGCCCTAAATTTCCGCTCCCTACGTCTTTATCCTCATCTTGAAATTCTGTATCTGTTATTGAACTATTTTTTTCTTCTAATTTTATTACATCAGAACCTTCAAACATTACCATATAATATTTATCTGGTTGTCTGTTAGGAACAAAAAATGGCAATCCATTATTCATAACTCTAGGGGAAGTCAAAGTTTTTATATTAACAAAAGTTAATTCTGATGGCTCATTTGTTTTATCAGGCGATGTTGTGGTATTTAAAGTTTGTTGGGGAATATAATTATATATTATATGTTTTAAAGTTAATACATTATCTCCATATTTTAGTTCTCCTGAATCTATAGCTTTATTAAAATTTGAAAGCCCTTCAATTGTAGATATATTATAATCATCTGGGTCTAATTTACCTAAATTCATTATAACAGGATAATTCAAAATTTCTTCATTAACAGGCTCTTTGCCAACATTGAAACCACTATTTAATTTAGAAACTGTTAAAAATGTAGGATAAAAAACTCCTTTTCCATATTTTTCTCCATTTGCTACCAAAAAATCATCACCATCACTGCTTAAAAGTTTATCAAAAAAAGTTACAAAACGCTTTAAACTATCTCTTTCATCATCTGACATATCTCCCAACATTTCGCTAGTAATATTTTCAGAATCTTCATTGGCTAAATCAATTATATTATCTTCATCTCCATCTCTATCTGTTGATTTACCTTTCCCATAATCTCCTGGCAAATTTGGGTCATTGCTTCTTGTTAAGTAAGCTGCTATTCCAGAACGAATTAAAACATTTGTTATAATACTTCCCACATAAGGTTTATATGGATTGTCTTGCAATATTTCTAAATTATTTATACGTTTTTTTAATACTGAACTGCTTTCGCCTATATCATCAGAGTCTCCTAAGTTTCTCGCTATCCCTGCCGTAATAGCTTCAATAAATTGGTCTACAAATTTCATTTCAAAATTATCGACCCCAACATCACTACTACCCTCTACTGTTTCCAATTCAAGTTTTGTTGCGGGAACTTCTTCTTTATCTTTATTTATAATTAAAGGAAATGAGTTTCCAATTAAAATTTTTCTATTAGCCCTACGAATATCTTTATTCTCATTATAACCTTTTATTCCAGCTTCTAATATATGTCCTAAAATTAAACCTGCATCTTTAGCTATTTGACTAAAAATTTCTGATATAGTTATTTTGCGTAACTGAGTTTTAGTTGCTTGATAAGTCCTTCTTTTTATCTCTTCAGTAATTTTATCAATATTTGAATCAATTCTTTTTAAAACATTTATTTTTGCATTTGAAATATTTGTATCAGTAAGGTCTACATCAGCATATCTTATACCTGGCATTGTTTCTATTCCAGTTAATGATGTAACCACACCTGGAACTCTTCCTTTAAGACCTGACAAAACAGGGCCATTTTCATCTTTTTTTGCATTTAATAAAAGATAAGCATTAAATTTAGATATTTCAGAAATATTATCTAATTTTTCTTTTTGTTCTTTTTCGTTTTCTAATCCTGGTTCTTTTATATCTTCTGGATTTGGAAAATAAATTGATTGAAATCCTTTTATAGGTATATTGTTTACTATGCCAAGAAGAGTTGTATTATATTTAAGTGTTTTATCTTTAAGAATAGCAGAAGCAACATTATATTTTATTGAACTCATTTGCTTTAAAATCAAATCAAATTCTTTAGTTTTTTCTGTTCTTTTAACTTCTACTTGTTTTCCAATTTTAATAAGATTAAAAATGCTTGTTTTCTTTTTATTTGGAGTTGAATCTTGTCTAAGCTTTTCTGCTGCTAATAAATAGAGAAAAGGCATATCTGCAAAAAAACCCCATTGATTTGGCACAAAACTTGCCCTAATATCATAACTACCATCATTTGGATTATAAGATACCTCAGTTTTTTTTAATTTAATATCCATGTTACTCTTCTGCCTAAATAGCCTTTAAATGTAAAATAAAATTTGGGCGGTGGCCAATTAAATAATGCAGACCTATCAAGAACTCCACCTTGTTGAACTACAGTCTTACCATATAAATCTTTTATAGTAATTTCAACTATTGGTTGTAATGAGGTGTTTACTTCAACATCTATATTTGTAATTCCGAATCCCGTGCTTTCTCTAAAAAAACTTGTTGAAAATGTTTCTTTTCCAGTATAATCATATCCTGTTCCATCAACACAAACTACAAGTCTAGCATCTAAAAACAAATCCTTAATATTAAATCTTTCTGCAGATTCTACAGGCATTTTTATAAATTTTAAATTAAATCTTTATTCACAATAATTTGCGAAACTATTTCACTAATAACATCTTCTTCTGGAAAAGGGATTCTAATAACTGTATTATCTGGAATATCATATTCATAATAATATTCTGGATTTGCCCACAAAATAATCTTCCCCAAAGTTTCATCTTCATATATTTCACCAGCTATTTTATCTAATCGATTGAAATTTTTATTATATGTAACATATTTATCAGTCTTCCTAATAGAAATTTCAATAGGCGGCATATTTTTCAATTCTTTATTTTCTCGCAAATATTGATAAAAATCAAAAGGCATAGCATTATACTTTTTTTATATAAATATAGTTAATTAAAAAAATAAATTAAATAATTTTTATCTTTTTGGGCCGTAATATCCCCCTTTGTCTGTAGATAATGGTGGGTCTCCTTCTTCAATACCCCAAGGACCAATAATATTAAATTGAACAGTAACAGAAACCCACATGGGTTGAGCTCTTAATTTACCATTAAGCCCCTTATCATTAAAACTCCACGGTGCATCAGCATAATCATAAGAAACAGAATTTACAACAATATCATGATTAAACCACGTTCCTAATCCGATATGGGCTATCGGTGGTCTTGTAAACATAAATCCTGTATCTGGAATAATATTTCTTGCTGGTCTAGTTAATTTTTCTAAAAATTCAACTCTTCTTTCAAAATCAACATCATCTCCAGAAAAAAATGCTGGTTGAAACATTAAACCTTGATTCATCTGATTTAATCGTGTAATTGTATCTGCTAAAGTTGTAACAACATCTCCATTTTCACGACTTGGCTGTGTAATATTAGACATATAAATATTTCCGATAACATCTGATGATTCAGAATAATTTGGGTCTTTTGATAAAATTTCTTGTTCATTAATTTCATCATTTAAAGAATTGCTTTCAACTTGTAAATCTTCTTTACTTTTTGATTTTTCAGCATCTTTAGGTTTTTGACTTTTTAATTCTCTGATAGTTTGTTTTAATGTTCTTCTTTCCTCTTTTAAATTCGTTCTTTGTTCAGCAGTAGCGGTTGGAATTTCGGCATTTATTTCATTAATTCTTTCTTCCATTTTATTTATTTCATCATCAATATCTCCAATATCATTATCATAATTTTCGACTTGTTTATCAATTCCTGCTTTTTGCTTTTTTAACATTTCAATTTCAAGGTCTTTTTTACTATAATCTGTGAAATGTCTATTAAGTCTTATAGCCTGATGGTCTCTTATATTACCGCTTCCATAATCTCTTCCTATTAATACTCTTTGAGAATAATCTGTTAAAACATAAAAAGTAATGCTTCCATTTCGTGAAGAATTATTATAAGTATATACAGGTTCAGGCCTTCCTAAAAATAGATTTTCATTCCATGATGCATTTGCAGTATTTTGAAAACTTTGAATATATGGTGGAAAATATATTGTTTCTCCACCATTTATTGAATAATTTTTAAAATAAAATATTAATTTAGCTGCTTCTCTTGATGGAGCATATGGGTTTTTAATGGTAAATCTTTGTTTAGAAACTCTTTTGGCATTATTTTTCATGCCAATTACAAATTCTTTTCCATTATAATTTGCACCCCTAGGTCCATCTATTCCTTGTATGTTTCTAAAATTCTCTGCAAAATTAATACTGCTTTCACTTATATCTTTAAGAATTTTTTTAACACCTTTTCTGCCTGTTTTAAAATCAACATCATCAAGAGGATTTCCTGCTGTACTTTTAGCGGCTAACGAGCCTTCAGTTTTTAATAGTTTATCTGCTTCTCCTTTTACATAATTTCCTTCATCATCTGCAACAATAGATTTTGCACGGTCAGCATATTTTAAATCTTTATCAAAAGCCCCAATGGTTTTTTCTATTAAATCTCCAAAAAGAGGTATAGCCTCATTTGCTGCATATGCATTTAATACACTTGCCCCCATTTCTCCAGGAGAATATCCATTAAATTTTGAAATATTAAGTATATATGGATTTGCTTCTACATTATATCTTCTTATAATATTAGTTAATCGACCTTCCATATAAGTAATATTAACATCATCTACTGGAACATCAGCAGCATCTCCTTTTGCTATTTGAACTTTTCTGCTTGGCTCGTCAGAAATACCAAAATATTCTTGAGTATTTAAAAGCGTGTTGAAACTTTGGTATGGGGATTTATTACTATATTCTATACTTCTGGCTATGTTTTCCAAACTATATTGTATTGGAGATTGATAACCCAAAATACCTTCGAGTTCATCTGGTGGAGTATATGGTAAACTCGCTATATTTGGTTTCTTTGTGTCCTCTAATAAAGATGGACTTGTTGAATAATTATACCTGTTCCAATAGTATGTATATTTATTTTGAGTAACCATACTGCCCATTATACTTCTTGAAGATTTTTCTAAATCTATTGATTTCGGAACATTTCTCAACATCATTAAATTCCTAAACAAAAGACCCATTGTCCATACTCTTGAAATTCCTATAAAAGTGCTGGTACCTAAAGCAGAAATATTAACTCCAAAAAGCCCTCCAGAATTATGTGATAATTGTTCTTTCAAATAAGGAACAGAATCTAATAATAGATTGGTTGATGTTGATACATTTTTAGATAAATCTCCCAATCTAAAATTTTCTGAAGTTGTTAATAAATCACCCCCGCCCTTTCTATTGCCTTTTCCTTTTGTACTACTTATTCTAAATGATTTAAAATCATCTTCCAAATCACTTTCAATTGATACATTTTTAGTTAAATTATCTTTTCTATATTGTTCTGAATTTGTATCTAAATCCGATTCGCTTTCTGCATTATTCGCCAAATCGTCATCCCTATATTGCTTGGAATCTGTTTCTAAATCTGTTATGCTCCCTGTGTTTTTTGCTAAATCATCATCTCTGTATTGTTTAGAATCTGCTTCCAAATCAGCCTGAATATCTTCGTTTTTAGATAAATCATCTTTTCGATATGCTTCTGAATCTTTCTCTAAATCAGTTGTAACAGATGCATTTTTAGATAAGTCATCTTCCCTATATAATTTTGAGTCAGTTTCTAAATCAGTTTCAACAGCTTCGTTTTGTGATAAATCATCTGCTCTATAAACTGGAGAATCATTTTCTAAATCTGATGATATTGATTTATTTTGTGCTAAATCATCTTTTCTATATGTTTCTGAGTCTTTTTCTAAATCAGTTGTGACTGCTTTGTTTTGTGCTAAATCAACTTTTCTATATGCTTCCGAGTCTTTTTCTAAATCTGATTCGGTAGACTTATTTTTTGATAAGTCATCTTTTCTATGAGACTCTGAAATGCTTTCTAAATCCGATTCTACAGATTTGTTTTTTGATAAATCGTCTGCTCTATATATATTTGAATTTTCTTCTAAATCAGCTGTTTTGGCTTGATTTAACGAGAGATTATCTTTTCTATAAGTGTTGCTATCATTTTCAAGATTTGTGTCTTTAGAAGCATTTAAACTTATATCATTTTTCCTAAATTCTTTTGAATTTTCTTCTAAATTTGTCGAAACAGATTTGTTTTTTGATATATCATCTTCTCTAAATTCTTCTGACATCTTTTCAAGGTCAGAAGATTTTGACATATTTTTTGATAAATCATCAGTTCTAAATGCAACAGAGTTGGTTTCTAAATCTGATTTGGTAGACTTATTTTTTGATAAATCATCTTTTCTATATGCTTCTGAATTTTTTTCTAAATCAGTTGTGTCTGTTTTGTTTTGTGCTAAGTCATCTTTTCTAAATCCTTCTGATAATTTTTCTAAATTTGTATCTTGATTATCATTTGAAGCAACATTGTCTTTCCTGAATTGCTCAGAAATTTCTGCAAGGTCTGTTTGAGTGGGGGCATTACGTGCTACATCATCAACCCTATGCTGTTTAGAGCTACTTTCTAAATCTTGTAATTGTTTGGTGTTTCTTGCTAAGTTATCTTTTCTGAATTGATGAGAAATTTTTTCTAAATTACTTTCAGTAGTTTTGTTATGCGTTAAACTATTTTTTCTATATTCTTTTGAAATATCTTCTAAATCTGCTTCGCTTTTTACGTTTTTAGCAGTTTGATTTTCTCTATATGTGCCAGATTTGTCTTCCTCTCTATCTTTAAAATAAGATTGAGTTTTGTTTTTTGCTAAACTTTGTCTTCTGATACTTTCAGATTCTTTCATCAAATCAAAATCTGAATCTAGATTTTTTGCAGTAGCATTTTTTCTTATTTCTTCTGATTGTTTCAAAAGATTTTCAGTGCCTTGATGCATTTTTTCTCTGGCTAATATAGATTTTCTGAAATTTTCTGATATTTTTTCTAAATCTGAATGTTCAGATACTTGTTTAGCCAGAAGAGTATTTCGTATTGCTATAGAACTTTCTTCTAAATTGGTATCAAAAACTTTGTTGTTTTTTGCAAGCAAATCGTTTCGAACTTCAGGATAATAAATATCATATAGACTCGTAATCTTTTTAAGATTTTTAGACATAAGTTGTTTTCTGACCTCAGAAGAATAAGCTCCAAAGAAATTCTTAAATTTCTTATCCAATCTTTCTTTTTCGTAATTTTCGTCTATATATGAAAACATGGTTTAGCTTTTTTATAAATAATAATCAAAAAAAATAAATTATTATTTAAACCAAAAGCTCTTTGGTTAGAATTTTCTCAATATCGTTGAATTTTGTATAAGGTATTCTGATTAGTTTTATATTATTCTTCTTTGCATACTCTGTTTTGATTTTGTCGTTTTGTTGAGTTTTTTTAAAATTTTGTTTTATCTTTGTGTTTGACTGACTTCCAAAAGAAATCGGCTCATAGTGTTGTTTTCCGTCATATTCTATTAATATATTTTTTTCTTTTATATAAAAGTCAAATGGTAAACATCTTTTGTTTTTACAGTCTGAATATTTTTTTTGGTATATAAAATTAATTTTTTTTGTTTTTAAAAAACCTCGTATTATTTTTTCCCCTTTTGATTTATTGTTACAAATTGGACATCCATCTCTATTTAAATGATTCATCGGTGTTTGTTTGAATTCGCCATGTTTTTTACATATAATTATTATTTTTGTATGATTATTTTTATATTTAATATTAGAATAATCATATTCATCTCCATGAATTTTTTTTGCCCTTTCTATAAATTCAGATGTTGTTAGTTTAATATTTCTAGCGCATTTTTGGCATCCATTACCGCTCAAGTGATTCACAGGAGACTGTTTAAATTTTCCATGAATTGAACATATAATTTCTACTTTTGTTCTGTTGTTATTATAATTAACATTAGAATAATCATATTTATTTCCATGAATTTTTTTTGCTTTTTTTATAAAACCTTTAGTCGTTAATTTAAAATTTTTCGCACACTTAGGACAACCGCTTCCTTTTAAATGATGTATGGGCATTTGTTTAAATATGCCATGTTTTTTACATATAATTTTTACTTTAGTATAATAATCTCTATAGATAATATTAAAATAGTTATATTTATTTCCATGAATTTTTTTTGCCCTTTCTATAAATTCAGATGTTGTTAATCTTACATTTCTAGCACATTTCGGACATCCACAACCTCGGAGATGCTCATTTGGTTTTTGCTGAAACTCACCATGAATAGAACATATAATTATTATTTTATTATTATAGCTCTTATATATAGATTTAGAATAATCATATTTATCTCCATGAATTTCTTTTGCTCTTTTTATAAATTCAGATGTTGTTAATCTGATATTTCTAGCACATTTTGGACATCCACTGCCATTCAAATGATTCACAGGAGATTGTTTAAAATTTCCATGAATTGAACATATAACTTCTACTTTTATTCTATTGCCGTTATAATCAACATTGGAATAATCATATTTATTTCCATGAATTTTTTGTGCTTTTTCAATAAATTCTTCTGTTGTTAATCTTTTCATTTCGAAATAGAATTAAGATATTCTTCAAAAAGCCATGAAAAAAACTTTGATTTATTTTTTAATTCTATTTCCTCTAATTTTTCATAAAGTTCTTCTTTAATATATAAAGAAACAACCTTTTTTTTATTTTCTTTTTTTATTTTTTTTCTTCCCATAAATATAATTTTTTATTGTTTATTATAAATAGGGGAAAAAATATAAAATTAGGTTATAAACCAAGTTTTTTTGATTTTTTAAAATAATTTTCTAGCAACCTGTTTATCAGTTTGTTTTTATCAAAACTATTTTCATCTAATTTTTTAATAATTTCTGGAGAAAGAGCTATGTTTACTTTTTTAGCTTTTTGTTTCATAATTTATGTTTTAATAAAATATAATTATTTTAATTTAAAAAATCAAATCTTTAAACAAATTAAAGGTCATACGCATTTGTATCACGTATTATTGTTTCACTCAATACTCTGCCATTCGGAAGAGTTAATTGAACAACAATTGGCTTTTGGGTACCACCTGCACCCGCAGCACCACCTCCACCTCGTAATGCATTTGCAAAATCTGCCAATGCGCTTGTTACTGTTGTATTAGCAGTAGCTTCGGCAAACTGTTTAGAAATTTCTTTTAATTTCTCTAATTTATCCATACTTAATTCTGCCAATGCATCTTTAAGTTTTTCTACACTTGCAGCAAAAGAAGACATGGCTTTATCTGCAATAACCATTCCTTGTGAAAAATCTTTCATGGCCATACCTACTATATTAAGGGGTTCAGCAAGCATAGCTATTCTTGCAAGTTTATCAAATATATCACCTCCAAAAAATTTTCCAATAGCTGAACCAATTCCTGCAATAATTGAACCTCCTCCAAAAGCAGCTAAAGCAATACTCAAAGCAGTAATAGAACCAGCTAAGGCTAAAATTCTTAATGGGTCAATATCTCCTAATTTAACTATTGAATCAGCGATAGCTGTTATTACTGTAGCTATTGCGACTCCAACACTTTCAATAACAGCTCCGATTCCTGTGAAAAATGCTTCTATAAACGGGGCCGCCGCACCAAGCGCTTGTCCTAATAATTTAAGAGCAAACGCTAATCCTATTATTACAGGAGTAAATGCATATGCAATAGGTATCGCTGGAGCTGCTGACATTAATGCTGTGAAAAATGCTGCCAAGCCACGTCCAGCTGCACGCATTATTGTTACAAAAGTTTTTCCAACTGCTTTTGCAATAGAAGTTATTACATCTACAATACCTTTACCGATTTTTGATAATACTTTAAAAATATTAGTAAAAATATTTCCTATACCACCAACTACTTTTGCTGCACCTTTTTGAAGACCTGCTAAACCCCCAAATCCACCCACAGGGGCTGTTGACGCAACTGGAGCGCCGCCTTTTGGCAAGCCTCCTCTAAACGCACCTGCTATAGATTGACCTATATTTTTCCATGCCTGTGGCTTAAAAATATTTCTAAGAATTCCAAGATTCCTTGCGAATCCTTTTGTTATAAAAGCTCCAAATTTTAAAACATGACCTCCAAATGCCGCTGTTGCTATAACAAAACCTAAAATCCATTTTCCCCACTCACCTGTAGCATCCATAACTTTATTAAAAATATCACCAACAAATTGTAAAACTTTTGTTAATACTTTTAGAACAGGTTCAAAAACGGTTAATGCATATAAAAACGAATCAGTAAACCCTTTAAATGTTTCTCTTAGGCTCATATTTGCTTTTGCTCTTTCTTCTATCGCTTTTTCTTCTTCTTGGATTTGTTTATAAATAGCTAGTGCTTGTTCTTGGGTTAATTGACCTAAACTATCTAATCCAGCTTTGTCTAATAGGCTTCCTTCTTTGACTACTCCTTCAACATCAACTTGGTCTAAAATCATCGATTTCATCGCATCTTCATCAATTGGTTTACCAGCTTCATCCGTCATCCCTTTAAATGTCATCGATGGCATCATATCCATTTTTCTGGCATCCTCAGCATTTTTTCGAGTCATTTCCATCATTTCGCCAAGCGATATGCCTAATGAATCTGCAACAATTTGTAATCTATCTTTATCAACAGGGCCAAAAGCAAATTTCATTTTGCCCTCCGCATCTTCTGCCCAATGTCCAATATCATCTCCCATTTTTGTTAATAATTTCATCAATTCTTGGGGAGAAGTTCTTGCCGCCGCAAGAAGCTGCATCGGGTCAATATTTGCAAATGAGCCACCTGCAAGCTGAAGTTCTGCCGCCATTTCGATTGCCGAATCAATCTGTCTAGCTCTTTTTGCTATATCAAAAACACTATCAATATTTATCCTTAATCTTTCGGCTTGTGCTGTCATTTTAATAAGGCTTTCTTCTCCCCCAGAAAAACCAAATTCTTTCATTAATTTTAAATTTCTTGCTATACCTTCCATCATTCTTCTGGAGCTTACACCAAATAACCCAGCTTGTACATTTATATCAACCATATAATCTTTTGCTTGTTCCGCAGAATATCCAATTTTCATTAATTCACTTCCTATTTCAGCTATATCTTTAACAGATGCACCAGTAGCCATTTTAATTGCTTGAAAGTTTTCTGCAGCTCCTATTAAATCATCTGTTTGTACTGTTCTTAATTCGTCAGCCATTTCTCCCATTAATTCAGCATTATCTTCTAATGTCATCCCAAGACGAGAAGAACCTCTCGCTAAATCTGTCATGCGGGAAGCACTGTCTTCAAAATTTGCACTTGTGGTTCTTTGTAATTGATGTATAGTTTCATCAAATTGAAGTAAAATAGGAATAGCTTGTCGTGCTATATTTTTGGCAATTTGTTCAAAACCTTTGGCTATATTAAAAACAGGCTTTTCTGTTTCTTGAACTTGTTTTTTTAAATCTGATTGAGCTTTTTTTGCTGAAATAAGGCTTTTAACAACACTGATTTCTTCTTCGCCTAACAATGTTGTAGTTTCTAATATTTCTGCCGCATTTTCCCCTAGCTGCTCAGTTAATGCTGCAAAATCTTTATTTAATAAATTGTTTATTGCTTGTTGTTTTTCATAATCACTAGACAAAGCATTTATAAATTGTAATTGTGCTGGTATCTCATCATATATTTTTTTCCTTTCTTTATCTAATTCCTTAACTTCTTTAAACACTTCTTGCATATCCTTTTCAGTAATCAAATTTTTGTCTCTTAATTTTTTTAATTTTTCGTTATCTTTAAGAAATTCACCAAAAGGTTTTTCAATATCTTTTTGTAAGATATTTGATAGTTTTTCTAATTCTGTAATGGGGATTTCTTTGCCTAAACCAGTTAAAGTTTCAGATATTTTTTCAGTAAATGCAGTTTGTGATTTAGAAATTGTGCTATAAATTTTTTCTACATCATCTTCGCTTATAATATTTTCAAAAGCTTTCCCAAGTTTTTCATTCACTATAACACTTAAATCTCTTACAGCTTCAGACATTTGGTTAAGTTGTTCAACTTGCTTCGCTATGTCTTCTGTTGTTTTTGGAACTTTATCAAACCATTGAGCACCACTAACGCCAAATATTTTGCTAGAAATACCATCCCAAAGATTAGTGAGTTCTTCAGTAACCTTTTTGGTTTTCTTTTGTACTTCATGATATTCATTAGCAAGTTTTATAGCATTTTTGTACGCTTCAGGATTGATATTTGCCATTTTTAACTTTTTTTATAAATAATTAATAAAAAAAATTAAATAATTGGCGAAATATATAAAAGAAAGAAACAAAAAAAGGTCTAGAAAAAATTCTAAACCTTTTTAAAATTATCTAAATTATATTAAATTAATCTTTTGCTCCGTTTTTTAACCAGTCATATCCTGCTTGATTACTCATTGATGCTAAATTGCCATTTATATACTCTGCTGTTCTTTTCATATTAGAACCACCAGTAGTCATCATTCCTTCTAGCCAAGCAGTTTTACGGTATTCTTCAGCTGCCTGGGCATTGCTCATATTTTGCATCAATCCATTTCTATATTCTAAAACTCTTCTAATATTTTGGTAACCGCTTGAAACTGAACTGCCTCTTCCTCTGGCTTTATCTTCAAACATTGAAATATATCCAGTTTGAACAGTTGCCAAATGGTAGCAACCTTTAACAAGTTGATATAAAGCGATAATATATGTTATTACAAACAAGCCTTGAATCCAAAACCATTGATTAGATGTCCAATCTAAATCAATCATACATTTAAAATAATAACTTTTTTCAATAACTGGGCCTTTAACAATCCATACCATTGATAAAATTACTCTTAATAAACCGCTAATTAATCTATTTATATACATTTTAATATAATTTTAATTTATACTCTCTATATATATTATACGAAAAAACAAGAAAAAAGTTTCAAAAAATTAGTTTTTTTTTATAATGGTTTACCAATTTTTTTGGGCAGTTCTTCACCTGCTGGCTCTTCGGGTGGTTCTGTTGGAGCAATTGGCTCTTCTTCTTTAGAATAAATATATTTATCAATATTTAAAAAGTTTTTCAGCCATTTTAAAATTTGACTCATTTTAGCTCTTAATCCTTTTCCAGTTATATTAAAAATTAAATCTATATAAATTTTATTAATATAATCCAATAATTGCTCAGCTTCTTCTGTAAAATTATCTCCTTCAACATTATTAAATAAATTTCTTAAATTACTAAAGCCATTATATCCTGTTAAATCCCCTAATTCTATAAGTCTCTTGGCTTTAATCAGCTTAGAAGAAAAAATACCATTTAATAAATCCTTTTTAAGTTTCAAAAATACATCTCTTTCTGCAATGGTATTAAAAGACAAATCAAACTCCCTATCAAAATTTAATTTTGGGTCAACAGAAAAGTCAATTTTTTCTTTTAAAATAGGAATATAATCATATTCTCTTAAAACATTTATATTTTTAACTATATCTATATTTATAATTCCTTTTAAATTAAAAGGTTCTCCTTTTTTAATTATTCCTTTATTGTTTTCATACAACAACCTAATATTTTCCCATGCTACTAATACATTTTTTTCAAATGGTATAATTTTAAAAATAAAAGTAGAATCGACTTCATCTAATCTTTTTAACAATTTAAAACCAATTTTTTTATTTTCTTCATTAGTAATAACTAAGTAATAATTAAGAGGAACACTAACTAAATCTACTTCATCATATACCCCCTCTTCAATATCATTTCTTCCTAAAATACCAGTTTTATTATCATAATATGTGCCTGTAATAAAATTTTGGGCAGGTGCTTTATATCCAAGATTATTTGCATTATATTTCTCTCCCATAAATCTTCCGCCCAAAAAAGAAGAACTCTCTGAATAATCAAAAAACTTTCTTCCTTTAAAATCTCCATTATACCATATTCCAGCAAACTCAACTCCTTTCTTGGTGAGCCATATTCCTTGCGCTTCATATGTTCCTTCAATTAACCATTTTAAATGTTCATTTTCCCAAACTTCATTGTTTTCTATATCCCACAAAGCATTGTTGCTAAAAAGTCTTACAGGATTCCATTGTGTTGGTCCTTTAATATAACTAAATCCGCCTGGTTCACCTTTCATAAAATATTCATTTTTACTTTTCTTAAAAACTCCTCCGAAAAGTGCCTCATTCTGAATATCAATTTCATTCAATTTTTTAATTGGGTCTTTCATTCTATTTATTTTTTATAAATAGTATAATTTTTTATAGTTATCGAATTTTACCTTTATTCATTCTGGCTTGTTGAACAGCTTTTTCTTCAGCTTTATTTTTCTTTTCTATTTCTTCTTCGATGCGATTTATATGCCATTTTCTTGAAAAAACAGGCATTTGTTCTGCATTATCCCAAGTAATGCCTTTTCCATAATAAGTTATTAAGAATACTTCTTCTGCTACGCTATTTGCATAATTGGAAGGTAAAGATAAAAAATCATATCCAAAATCTAATTTTCTTTGAAAATCATGTGAACAAAATTCACATTGATGATTGAATATGTTTTTCACTCCTATCTTATTTTTTTCGATAAATTTGTTTAATTCAATTGCATCGTATTTAGGAATATTTTTAATAATTTTTTTGATTTTGTTTTTATCTCGGACACCATTTAATTCAGAAATTGCTGAGACTAATTTATTTGTTTCTGTAGTTTTAATTTTTGTATTTATACCTAAATCTTTATAAATAATAAAATCTTCAGTATCTTTTTCAATATTTTCTATTTCATCTCCAAATGTTAATAGTTTTGTCTTACCACTTAATCCAGATTTTGATAAACAAAAAGCAAATTCATTATTTTCGTCTGGCTCATCTTCATTTTCTTTAAATTCTAATTTAGAAAGATATAGCATAAATTCACCTTCTTTTTTACAGCTTGGGCATTCATAAGGAAATGTAATAGAATCTCCATAAGCTGTTGACCTTAAAAAAATCAAAAGTGCTTGAAAATCGCTTAATAATAAATCTCTTATATTAATATCATTATCGATAATAAGATTATTCAAAATAAGCTCTATTCCCTTCCCTGATTCCATTAATAAAGAATCGGTTAAAATATTCTCTTCAATTGCAGATAAATATCTAATTAATAAAGATTTCTTTTTGTTTGGATAAAAAGTGCCTTTAGAGGGGAGATTGATTATACTAAATCGTCTTTTTAAATCAATATTATTATTTTCTGATTTTTGAAAATCATAAAATCCCTCTAAAAATGAATCTAAAGATTTTTTAATATCTTGAAATTTTTCTTCAAGCATCGAAATTAAAGTTCAGCATCTGGATAGAAAAGCCTATAATTTAATGGTACATCAGCATCAAAAACATGACCACAATTGTCACAAGTAAAAGCATAATTAAAGTCTACACCAGGAGAAATTAATCTTACATATTCTCTAAATGCTATAGAATCTTTCATAGGCATTGCCTCAACCAATTTTCCAATATAAATTTTATCCCTATTGCCCTTCACAGCCATAATTTGAATTTTATATCTCTCTGTAATAATTCTTGAAACTTTATAGGTGCTTTTTTTACCCTTTGTGCCTGTTGTGGAAAATTTCGATAAGTAATTCTCATCTTTACCATTTAATAATCTGAATTTAATTGGAATCTTCATAACAGGCAAATCAAAATCATATTCTAAATTTTCATCTGGCTCAGTGTCAGGGAATTTTAATTGTAGTTTATCTAAATCAACATCTGGCGAAAATTCTTCATCACATGATGGACATGTCATTGAACCTGGTTGATATATATTTCCTAAACCAGTTTTTCTTAAATGAAGCAAGACTGCATTTCTATCTCCAATTAACATATCATCTGGACGAAGTGTTGGGTCAATAATTGCAACCTGAAGAAGTGCATCTAAAACTTTTCCAGACCTTAAAAGTTCTGGTGAAAAAAGTATATTATCTTCATTTGCTGTCAAATATTTAACTTCTACAGCTTGTTGTTTATTCGGGTAAAAAATACCCTTAGATGGTAATTCTACTTGTTCAGTAGGCACCTCAAATTCTCTATCAATAAACTCTTCAGGAACTTCATCTTTAGCTGTTTTATCTGTGTTTCCTATAACAACTTTACTTTCTTTTTCAGTCATAATATTTAATGTTTAAGTTTAATAATTTAAAATCAATAATTTAAACTATTGTACTTATAAATATAAGCTATTAAAAAAATAAAATAAATAGAAAAAAATTTTTTATTTTCCAATTCTTTATGAAAATTAAACAACTTCAGGAGGAAGAGGAGATTCTAATCTTTCTGGCGTTTCTTCTTCTGGGGTTTTTTTTTCTAAATCTTCTGTGGCTTTGTCTTCTAATTCTTGTTGTTCAATGGATTTTTCTAAACCTTTAGAAACATCTTTAACTTGTTCTATTCTATCTTCGGTGTTTTTAACTTGAGCAACTTTAAATGCTCGCATTCTTGCATCTAAATCGGGGTCTCCTTGTTGTTGAATAGCAAGAGCCCTTTTTTCTCCTGTTAACATATCTTCAAGAGGAGCAAGAATTTTTTTATCTACAACATCTTTTTGTTTTATTAAATTTTGCATTTCTTCATTTTCTGCTTCTGAAAAAAAATGCTTTTCTAAAATTTCACGAATAATATATCTTATGTTTTGCTCAGTCACTTTCTTTTTTTTCTTTTTAGGTAATTTTTTTGCTTTTACTTTAGTCCATGCAGGTTCCCATATCCATTTCCACTTTTCTGGTGTTTCTGCTTCGCTGCCATATTGATTACGTTTTGCATATATAAATTTTAATTGTTGCTGGCTTTTTGCGGGCATTTTTTTATTTATTTTCTTATAAATATATAATAAAAATATTAAATTTTTATTTTTTTTTCTCAAAAACATTCAGTTTAAAAAAAAACAAAAATATTTATATACACACTATTAACCTATAAAACAAAGGTATGGAAAAACAACTGTTAGAATTAGGCCCTGTTTTGGGAGTCTGGGGTACATTAGCAATAATTGTGATATATTTAACTTATAGTATAGTCAAAGATATTATACGAAACAAAAGAGAAAAAATTAAAAACATTGCTATTGATAAATCTCAAGCCGCTATTTTCAAACACCTAAACGAAACGTCCAAAATAAATACAGAAATCCTAAGATATTTAAAAATTGCTACAAAACAATATTCAGAAGAAATAACAGAAAAGCAATTAGATATTATTATAGATAGAATTTATAATAATACAAAATATAAGGTTTTTGAGTATGCGATGACAGTTAAAAAGCATAATAAAGTTCACGAAAATGAAAAGGAAGTGAAAGCAAAACTTCGTGCTTATATTGAAAATATATATATATCAGACTATCTTGCCTTAAGTGAATTTAAATTTAAAGGGAATGAATTAAGCACATTTTTAAAAGAAGAAACAAAAGATGCAATTACAGAAGAAGTAATTAAAATTGTGTTTAAATATGAATTTTATGAATCACACAAAGTATTAATGAGTTATTTAACAAATTTTTTTGATAGAGCTAAAAATACATTATTAGCAGAAATATCTTAATGAAAATATTAATCATCCCATAAATTATTTTTAACTTTTTGAAATTTAGCATTACTTTTAAAGTTAATGAACCCTTTTTTATTTCTAACAAATTCCGATATATAAACACCACCTTTTTCTAATTGAGAGTAAATTTTATTATGCATTTTATCAAAGGCTCTCAACGTTGTTGTACTAATACCGTCTCCGACTCTCATTTGTAAATATTTTTTCCCTTTCACAGAATCTAATTCTTTAAATGTTTCAACAACAAAAAAATAATAATCATTTTCAGAAAAATTTATAATGCTTTCAATAACTCTACCCGCTCTTTCTCTTAATTGATTCTTAATGTTTGCCATTTTTTCTATTTTTTCTAAATCAAAATTGCATACTTCTATAAATTCTTTTTTCTTTTGCAATTCAGGTGTCTCTTCATATTTCGAATTTTGTAATTGTGATTCAAAACCTGAGGAACTTAGATTAAACAATGCTATCTGATTTTCAGCAACTTTTTTTCTCTTTCTTGTTTTTAAATCAATTAGATGGTCTCTCGATTTAGACCAATCATCAAAAACACCAGCCTTAACTGCTGCTCCAAATGAAGTCTTATTAAATTTAGAAAATTTTAAACTAAAAAATTCTGCCATACTAATTGTATCTAATGTTTTTTCATTTTCTTTAAGCAATTGCATTAATTCTTTATAAGCTATATCTCCCATACCAGTAATGCCTGAAAATCCCATTGAAATTTCTTTGTCCCCAGTCATTGTCCATTTCCATCCAGATTTTCTTGATGGAGTTTTTATTTTAATGCCTCTAGACATTGCGGCAGCAATCGTAGAAGCAAGCCATCTTTTTTGTTCTTCCTTTTTGCTTCCTTTTGGATAGTTTAATAAGCATGCATAAAATTCAGTAGGATAATAATGTTTAAGATATAAAGTTTGCATTGCTAAATATGTGTAACTCAAACTGTGACTACGATTGAACGAATATCCCAAATATTTATTAAGCCAGTTTTTTATTTTATCAATTTCTCCTTTTTTATAACCATTTTTTTCTGCTCCATCTAAAAATTGATTCCAATATTTTTGAAAATTTTTATACTTATCGCCATTTAATTCTTTCTCGGTTAATTCTTCTCCTTTGGCTTGTTTTTTAAGCAAATCTCCTGCAATATCCATATATCTTCTTAACATATCCCCATCGCCAAGCGACATTCCCGCAATTTGATTTGCAATAAACATAATTTGTTCTTGGAAAATTAATACCCCATTGGTTCTTCCTAATATTGGCTGTAAAGCTGGATGAATATATTCTATTTTATCTGGATTAAATTTATTTTTAATATACTCTTCATGGGCACCTATTCCCATAGGGCCTGGACGGTATAAAGCAGCAGCTGCAACTGCCTCTTCAAAATTTTCTACTTGCATACCTCTAATTAAAGCATTCATCCCAGAGCTCTCAAATTGAAATATACCATTATTTAAACCTAACCTTAATTCGGTATATAAATTAATATCAGTTATATCAACATAATCAATTTTATCTTGTATATCTATTCCTTTTGTTTCTTTAATAAGATTTATCGTGTCTCTAATCACATTCAAAGTATCTAATTTTAACATATCTAATTTTAATATGCCTAATTTTGATAAATCTTTACCGCTTTTATCAGCTTCTTGAAATGCAGTAACAACAGTTTTTTTTGAAGCAATTATATTAGTTGGAATATATTCCCAAGACGGGCCTGGAGTAATAACAACTCCTGCTGCATGTTGTCCTACTCCTCGAATTTGTCCTTGTAGTTTTAATGTTTGTTGTAAAATTTCTTTATTTTCAGGATTTTTTAACCAAGATTTAACTACAGGGCTACAATTTTTATCGTTTGGCCACTCATCAAACCACCAATTTAATCTATAATCTACTTTTAACCAATTTGGCATTTCTTCTGTAACTCTAAACACATCAGAGTCATATCCTGTTTCTTCTGGACCACGATGAGCTCTGACGACATCTTTCAAACATGCTTTTTCATTAAATGTTAAAAAAGTTGCAACAGGCAAAACTCTTTCTTTGCCATATTTGTTAATTAAAAATTCATTTGTGATATTATCCGTATTAGATTGGTAATCTATGTCGATATCAGGGGACGAATTGTGTATTAATATGCTAAAATTCAGCAAATTATCACACTCATCTAAATCTTTACTTGATGAAAAAAATAAATTATCTTTATCAAATGATAAATCATAAACCTTTTTTCCATTATATTTTATTTTTTTTATTTGTTTTATTTTAGAAATTTTCATTTATTTTATTTGATTTTTTAAAAACATTAAAATATTATCCTTATTGCTATTCCAATCAGTTTCCCAAATTTCAAAAAACATACAATTTAAAATATTGATTACTTCATTTTTTCTTTTTAAATCATCTTTCCAAACTTCTGATGCTAATTGATGTCTTATTTGATGATAATAATCATAATTATAAATTTCAGGGTTACAATGCCAATAATCTCCCATAATTTCTATAACTATATTGTATTGTTCATTATAAAAATCAAGCATATAAAATTTACGTTTATTTATAATTAAAACCTTTTGACCAAATTTTGAATTTACATGATATGAGTTTGTGAAACCAATTTTTTCGATTTCTGAAATTATTATTTTTTCTAAATTAGAACTTCCTTTATAAACATGATGGTTTCTTTTCTTTGCATTATCAATTTGCCATTTTTCATCTTTAAAAAAATTATCTATTCCATATAAAGTTTTCATTGTAATAGTAACAGAAGAATAATGACAACCTCGCTCAAGAAACCAATTAACTCCATATCTCTCATTTATAGTATTTGAAATTTTATTTTTAATTTTTTTAGATTGAATTGGAGCTGTTAATCCAGTTGTTCCCAAACCTTCATTTAAACTTTTCTCAAATTTTTTTCTATATTCCTTTGTAGTGTAATACATAGATTTATAATCTTTTTCATCAATTAAATACCCTAATTCCCAGAATTTCTTCCCAGTTCTGTTTGGATGAAGACTTATTTTTTCAATTCTATTATAATATGGATTTTTATATTCTATAAAACAATTAGTTGGTGAATATTCAACACCATTAGATTTAATATATAATCTTAAATCATCATTTCTTAAATCTAATCTTGGACGCAAATATATATCATCAATTAAACCAATATATTTTTCTTTAAAATATAATTTTTTACCTTTTAAAAATCTATAAGAAACATATAAATCTGACTTATAAGGCCAATCCTTTTTTTCTTCTTCCGTTGCTTTTGGAAAATTAAAAATTTCTCTTAACTTTTTTTGTATTTCTTCTTTTGATTTCATAAAAAAATTTAATTTAGTCTTTATCTATAAATATAGAAAAAAACTAAAAAACAAATAAAAAATCACTTTCCAATATTTCATCAACCCTAATTTCAATTCTTTCCCCTTTCCTTAAAACAGGAACTATGTGACAACCAGTAAGTTCTATTTTCGCTCCGTCAAGTGTTTCTATCTCATAAATTTCTTCATTTTTTTTTAAGTCTCTTTCGTGAATTTGTATTAATTTTCCTAATCCTTTTTCTGTTTGTACTGGGTCACCAATTTCAATTTCTTTGATATTTTTATAAATTCCGTTTTTTAAAAGAACATTGCAATTTTCAGTTAAACAGTTCCTTGTGGGATTAAGAAATCTCTCAAAATATAAATCAAACCTGATAGGGTCAATTTTAGTTATATCTAAACAATATGACAACAAAGAACCACAGGCACTTCCTCTTCCAGGGCCTATCATATAGCCTTTTTGATTATAATCTCGAATTATCTCCCAATTTACGAGAAAATAATCCAGCATTTTTTTATCATCTATAACTTTAAGTTCATAATTTAACCTATCAAGATATTTTTGAGTTGTTTCATCATTTATTTCAATGATGTTATTTTCTTTATATTTATTTAATTTCTGTTTTAATTTACCAAATGCTAATTTGTAAATAATCTCTCTTGTGTCTGTTGTTTTAAAGTAATCAATTACATCTTGTGTTGGTTCATATTTAGGAAATTTTTCAACTCCTATCTCAAATTCGAAATTACATTTTTCTGCAATTTTTAATGTATTCTTTAAACAAGCATCAATAAATTCATCAGGATAATTAAATTTAAATAATTCATTAAACATATAAAAATCACTACTACTTAAAAAATATAAATGTCGAGTATTAAATTTAAAAGAATTATCTAATTTGCTTCTATGGTTTATTGCTAAAAGCGTATCTTGTAATTTATTGTCCTCTGGATAAGCATAATGTACATCACTAGTTAAAATAGGCATTATTTTATACTTCTCTGCCATTTTTAACAGAAATGAATTATATCTTTTTTGAATTGACAACTCATTAAATTGTAATTCAATTACAAAATTTTCTCCGAATTCTTCATGAAGGCGTTTTAAATATAACTCTGCTTCCCATTCTTTATTGTCTAATAATAATTTTGCTATTTTATGTGCAACACAAGATGTTGTTATAATCAACCCTTCTTTGTGTTGTATTAGTTGTTCCGTTGTAATTCTTGGTCTATAATAAAAACCTTCTGAAAATGATAAATATGCTAATTTATTTAAATTAACATATCCTTGCTTATTCATTGCAAGTATTATTTGATGGGAATTTCTACCTTCATCTTTTTTTGTCTTATGTTGTCCTATTTCATCGTTAATATAAGCTTCTATACCAAAAATTGGCTTTATGCCAGATTCTTTACATTTTTTAAATAATTCAAATGTACCAGATAAAGTTCCGTGGTCAGTAATTGCAAGCGCAGGTTGATTATATTCTTTCGCTAATTTCACATAATCATCAATAGAACCTGCTCCATCCAAAATTGAGTGAAAAGAATGGGTGTGTAAATGAACCATAGGTTTGTAATTACCTTGTATTCTCTGAAAATTTGGGTCTGAATTTGTTATTGTTTGTCCCTGGTTTTGTTGCTGAGATTTCTTTTGTTCTTCGCTTCTTAAATCTAAACTATTTAGTTGTACTTTATCAGACATTTTAAAATATTATTTCAAATATATAATGCAACAAAAATACAAAAAAATTTAATAAGATAAAAATTTATTAAATGAAAATTTTATAATTAATAATAATCACTATCATAATCTTGCTTCTGCTTTTTAATCTTTTCTCTTATCGTAAATCCTAATTCTTCCAGCTCTTTGATTTTTTTTCTGATTTTAATTCCCGATTTTTTAAAATCAGAATAGCTAAAGAATTTTTTAAATTCAGACTGACATTCATCACGAATTTGTTTAAATTTTTCCCAATCCTCTTTTAAATTATAATAATCATTAATCATTTTTTTTATTATTCTTATCTAAAATAGAATCAATATCTTCAAACATTTTTTTGGTTTCATTAATCACTTTTTCGCTTCCTTCAATCAACACATTCTTATCATCTTTTGTTTCAACTACTTCTCCTTCCTCAATTATCTCCGCATCTTCGATTACTATTTTTTTATTACTTAAATTGTTTGGCACACTTTCTAACGTATTATTTAAACTATCTATTAATTTTTCGGTTTTAAGAGCAAGTTTATTGCTTTTTTCAATTAACACATTATCTTCATTTTTCTTTGCCTCTCTTTTTTTCTTAATTATTGATTCATCTTCACCTAATAATTCAGTTAATAATTTATCGGCATTTGTATCAGATTCTTTAAGCAATTTATGTAATTTTTTTCTTTTCTCGCTTTCTGTTATAGGTGCTCCACCGCCTGCTGGTGCTCCTGCACCTGCCGCTGGTGCTGCCTCTGGTGCTCCTGCACCTGGAGCTGGTGCACCACCTGGAGGAGCCGCTCCTAAGTCTGCCGCCATTTCTCCGCCAGCACCCATTTCAGCACCACCAACTTCACCTGGCGCTTCAATTCCACCTTCTGCAGCCCCACCTAATGCACTCGCTGCACCAAACCCTTCTCCTGCTGCTGGCTCTTCTCCTGGTGGAACTTCACCTAATTCCTCTGGCGTTTGTGCTTCAAATTTTGCATCCAATTCCCTAAATAATCCAATTTTTCTGTATGCTTCAACAGCTGAATCAATTTCTGCAAATATTTTCTTCTCAACTTTTTTCTGCTTCAAAATTAATTTAATTTCGGAATCTGAGAATCCAAGTATTTTTTGCATGGCCCATGTGTATGAAGTGGGGGATGTAGCTTCAGCACTGAAAAATTCTTTAAATACTTCTAATCTACCTTTCATTGTTTCAAGTTTCAACAATTCTTGTTGAGTAGATGGATTAGTAAATGTTAAAGTAAAATTATCTATATCATCTCTAAAACCTAAAAAATATAAATGAACATTTGCAACTCTTCTTAATTCAAGCAATACCGCCTCTTGAATAGAATTTATCGTTCTTGCAAAACGTAAATCTGCCTGAGATAATGTGCTTCCTCCTGGCATAGATTCCGCAAAATTTAAATATGTTTTAGGAACCTGTAAAGCTGCGAACAATTTATTCTGAAGGTACTCTATATCGGCTATTTCGGCAAGATTTGAATTTTTTGTAAAAACTCCACAAGAAAGAGCAAAATTATGAAAATCATGATATTTTTCATTTCCGTCAATAGTAATTGTTCCAGTATCTATTTTTTCATCTAAAAATTCGATTGATACTATTTTATGATTATAACATTCAATTTTTTCTTTAAAATCTCTAAAATTATCATAACCAAAACTCATTAACAATTTACACAAATTATTATGAGTAAAATAATCCATTTTCTTAAGATGTTTGTTTTCTTTGTTTAATTTATAAAATTTTTCCAAAAACCAAGAATTTTCAGAATTAATTACGTTTAAAATATTTTTTGAACTACATTGACCATTTTTATATAATTCTACAACAAAATTTAATAATTCATCAGAATATTTATAATGTTGCTTCTCTTTTATTTTTTTTCTGTAATTTTTATCTTTCCATAATTCTTTAGAAATTATACTTTGTTTTAATTTATATTTTGGGGTATTTTTAACTATTTTAAGCGATTTGCTTGTTTTTTTATAAAACTCTTTTTTATATTCTTCATATTCTAATAATTCCCTTATTTTTATAAATCCCTTTTCTCCATTTTTTTTACTTATATTTGCTCGTTTTTTCCTATCTTCTTCAGATAAATTATTAAAATAGTTTTTAATTCCATTAGAAATAGCTTTATTATGTTCTATTTCTTTTTCACTACTTCTATTTTTATAATAATTAATACGAGCAGCTTTTAATCTATTATTAACATTTTCTCTGAAAAAAATATCATTATCATATTTTTCTTTAAAAGCTAAATATCCTGCTTTTGACCATTTAATTATATTATCACTATGATATTCACGGTGGTCTTTATTATTCATCCAATAAAGATTTTCTGGATTATTATTATACCTATCAAAATCGTTATGATGAATAGTTAATTTAGAATAATTCTTATATTTTTCATTATAAACAAATTCATTTCTTTCTCCAAGCCCATCAAAATAATTATTAACAACTCTATGTGTGAATTTCCATTTATTAGATTTATGGTCATAAATTTGTTCATAATCATTTCTTCCTTTTAAATTATCATTTTTGATTTTCTTAAATCTTTTATTAAAAGACCATAAAGATTCACCTATTTCTAATTTTTTTGCCTCTTTTTCCCCATTAAATCTTGTTGGAAATTTATGGTCAGGAGTGACTATTATTGTCTCGCCATTATCTAATGTTATTTTAACAACATCTGTATTTCTTCGAGTAATGCCAGCCCATGAAATTTTCCCAGGAACAATTTCTCCAGATTCTGGATTTATAGAATAAGACCAAAGTTGTTTTCCTTCTTTATATTCTTTAATTATATCTTTTAGTTCCAAACTCCTTCCATCTAATAAATCAATTTTTGTATCTAATGCCAAACAAGCTCCAGGAAGTGTTTCTATTTTAGAAGCCCTATCTCCACGAATAGGAATAAAATAATCCTCTGTAACATTCATAGGATTATATTTTTGATGCATATTTCCTGTTTGTGAATCTACAACTGGTTGTTTTTTTACTTGATTTTGTATTTTACCCATATATGTTTTAACATCAGCATCAGGTAAAGTTCCAACTTCAATATAAAAAACACGTCTTTCAGGAGCACGTGTGTTATGTACAGGTATTCCATTTGCAATAAAATTGTGCCATTTATTATCAACTGTTATATCATAAACATCCCTTTTTTGAACTTCTTCTGTTATAATAATATTTTCATATTCTGGTAATTCAAGTTGAGTTAATGTAATTATAAAAACTTCTGTCTCTTTTATTGCTCTGTTGTTTTCTTTATCAATTATATGAGACTTTTTAATTCTATTAGTTAATTTTCCAGAATTTAAACCTATAGAACTCCAAAGTTCTTTAACATCTTCTATTAGTTTTTTATTACATAATTCAAGTGTGCAAAACCAAGTTCCTTTTCGTGTATGTCTTATACATCCATCTGCATCGCATAAACCTAAAATCAAAGCCTTTCTTATAGAAGGTTTACAATTAAAAACCCAACTTGGAATTCTTTTATTTTTAGCTCCTTTAATAAAACCTAAATCTTCAAAAATTTTGCTTGCATATTCAGAATTCACTGTATAATTCCCACAACCATGTTCGCTTCTTTTGTCTAAATCAAAATTTACTTTACCAAAAAATTTCTCTAAAAGATTAGAATAATATTCATTAATTTTTTTATTTACACCTCCTGCAAAACAAACAGAGTTTTTTCTGATGCTTCCATCTCCCAAAAGAAATCCAAAAAGTTGTGCAAATTCTTCATTTACATATTTAGGAACATTTATCCTTTCCGAATTGTTTTGTCCTTTATTTGATATTATTAGTTTTTCTGAATCTAAATTAAATTTTTCACAAACATTTTTTGCAATATTTATTGGGATATTTTTATTTTCTGTATATAAAAATTGTTTTATTCTATCTTCATTGTATTTTTTAGTAGAACATTCTCTCATTAATTGCGAAATATTATCATAAGAATTATTTCTGAATATTTTTCTTTGTGTTTCGTCCAATTTCGCAAAAATTTCTTTAAAAATAGTTCTAATTTCTTTTTCTTGTATATTTATATTTTTAGTAGAAATATTTATTAATTTATGTTTCTTAATTTTTAAATCTTGTGCATCTACATACTTAATTACACCATCTTCATTAACTAATACAGGATGCGTTTTTGTACAGATTATTTCTTTGTGTTTAGACGCTATTTTTAAAACTTCTTTTTCTCCATTATTAATATGATTAACAATATTGCCAAAACATAGTTCACCCGTATCCGTATATGATATAATTCTATCTTTTGTATTTAAATCTTTAATATATTTATAACCATTATCTGTTCGAATTCTTGTTTCGCCATCTAAACAATACCTGTAAACTAACATCGCATCCTCAGACAATTGTAATTGTTTCCACAATTTTCTTGATGAATCGAGAATCGACCTTCCGTATGGAAGTTTACGGCTATCTTCTAATAATCTAAAATGAGCAACTTGCCATTCTTCAAAATAATCTCCTGTAGTTTCCCATCTGAATCTAACCGAATCAATTCTTCCATCATGTCCTTCCTCTCTATGAACTTCTTCCATTGGCAATGTAAGAAAATCATAAATTCCTACATCTTTATCAATATTTAACAAAACAAAATAATCACCATATTTAACTAAATCTCTAACCCATAGTCTTAAATTAAAGTCTGCATTTAAAACATTTTTAAACAAATCATTTAATACTTCTTTGACCCTTGTGTTTTCTGAAAAAACTTCTAATATTCCTCCCCTTTCACTTCTCGTTAAACACTCATCTCGTATGATGTTGAGCGCTGCAGCAATTTCAGGAGATGCATCCATTGCCCTAAAGTCTTGATATGCACTAATTCTGTCTGTATCGAAATATACTGTCCTAGTATATAAATCATGAGCTATTTTATGAACTTGCCAGTCTAAAAATTGTTGTTGCATATTTTCAATGCCACTACCTGGTTTTAAATCTGGCATTGTTGAATAAGGAGTTGTTCCTCTAGTTGCGCTTAATCCAGGAGTAAACGATGCATCAAAAGTTTTCCTTCTGTTTTTTTTAACAGCGTCTAAAACGCCTGCAAATATACTTTGTTCTGCCATTTTTTATGTTTTCTATAAATATAATATAAAATATAAACAATTTAAATTTAAAAATCAAACTTTATCCATATAACCATGACAAATCATCATCAGTATCTTTCCTTTCAGCACCATATAATCCCTCAGAACTTTCAGTTCCAAAAAATATACCGCTTACGCCAGTATCTTCCCCTTTTTTCTCTCCTATTTCTTTATCTTCTTCGCTGCTACTTTTTTGACTTAAATTTTGAGATGTAAATGAAATATTGTCTAACATATTTTTTGTCATTTCTTTAGTTAAAATAACATTATTATATTCTGTATCTCTAATAAATAATCCTATAGCTATAGCAAATATTAAATCATCATTAAAACCCTTTTCGGCTTCTGGTCTATCTTTGTTTTGAATAAAATTTCTAAATTCTGCCAATAATCTTTCTGAATATATTTTTAAGCCGCCTTCTCTTAGGTGAGTTCTTAAATTATTAATAACTAAAGGCCTTGTTTTTTTTGTTGTTTGGAATCCTGGAATTATAGCATTTTCATCAACTTTAAAATCATATGGTCTAACATATATTTCAGTAACAGATTTTGAAAAAAACATACGTTTATATGCTAACTTTCTGTTTAAATCTAAAGCAGTCGCTAAACCAAAACTATTACATTCAACAACAGCATATGCATAATTATATTCTCTGCCTACTTGATTAACTATTACAGCCAATATATCAGGGGAAATTTTGTCTTTAAATTCTGCTACTTGTTCTAAATTCTCTGCATCAATAACTTGTATTGTTGAAAAATCTGTACCATCTCCACGGGCTACATCAACTCCTAATAAATATTTTTTATTTTCTTCTGGTTTCTTCCAAACATAAAAATTTGTTTTATAATCAACAAATCTTTTTCCTGGGTCATTTTTCCAATCATAATATGAAATTTTTGGCACATAATCTTCTTGTAAAAGTCTCTTTTCATATTTATTTATCAATTCATTTTCAATAGCTAATCTTTTAGAGCCTTCAAATGATAAATCTAATTCTTGTGCTATTACAACAGGGTCATAATGAAATTTTTTGCATTGTTCTTCATACCAAGGACTCCAATAATATTTTTCTCCTGATTCATCAGTCTTAACTTCAAGACCTTTTGCGCAAAATGGATTTTGTGTCCAGTGTACTTTTGTTGTAACAAAATCATCTGGTGTTTTGATTTGCTTATCTGCCGTTATCCACGTTTTATGGTAAAGATTTCCTGTCCCATTAGGGGTTGAAATCATTATACACTTACCTTGTGTTTTAGATAAAGCAAGTCCTGCCGCCATCCAAATAGCATTTGCGTCTTTAATAAAAGCCGTTTCATCTAAAACAAGAAGAGTTAAAGCATCTCCACGACCAGCATCTGGACTACTAGCTTTTGCTTCTGCATAAGAACCATTTGAAAATTCAATTCTTTTTGTGTTGTTTGTTTTTATTTCATCTGGACGTAACCAATCTGGCAAATACTGAATAAATTGTTTTACATGACCTAAAAATCTAACCGCTCCTGCACCGTCATTTGCTATAATTAAAATTTTTTCATCATCTCTGCATACTAGTCTCCAAGCTACATAACCTGCCGTTATAACACTGAGTCCTGTTTGGCGACTTTTAAGAACTATGTTATTTTGATATTTATGAAATTTTTCAACACATTCTTCTTGATAAGTAAAACAAGTCATTCTATCAATCTTGCTTTTCTCTCCATCAAAAACATAACCATATGTATTAAGAAAATACAAAGGATTTGTAGCACATTTAATATATTCTCTTTGTTCAAATGTCATAATTATAATCCTATATAAATAACATTGCTTGCTTGTTCATCAGAAATAGCTTTATAAATATCAGACATATAAATAACTCTTGTATTATTATTCTTTATTCTAAACTGATATGTACCATAAGTATCGGCTGACCAAACAGCAGAATAAATTCCACGAGAAGCATCTTCTAAAGAAGTTGTAATAGTAATTCCTGTATATAAATCCCCATCAAGATACATAGCCACATCAAATGTAGCTGGCACCACTGGATTGTTATCTGTATCAACTGATACAAAATTTTCATATACTGTTATTCCTGTCGTTATTTTAAACATATATTTTAAAGTATTTTTCTCTTTCTTTTTCCAATTATTAAAGGCTTATTTGGCTTTATTTTTGGAAACACTTTATTGTCAAATTCAAAATCAAAATTTTTTCTTATACTCATATTATAAGTATTGCCACTTGTATCGGATATATAAATTTGAGATGTCAGCGGGTCATAATTTATTTCATCAATTATAAAAGGGATATCGTTATCATCATATATAGTCATCCCTATAACTGTTTCTTTTAATAAAATTTCTATAAAATTTGTTTCTTGCTTAGCCATAATTATTCATATTTTGTGTATATTCCATTAACAATTATATCTTTGAGCGCATTAATAACCATACTCCAAGTTACACCGTCTGGCAATGTATATCCTTTTTCTTCTAATCCTTGCCCAATAAAACCATTGGTTGATTCAATAAAATCCATTATTCCGTCATTATTATCATCATAATTTTTTCCTATTCTCCCTATTTGAATATAATAAGTAATTAATAATTCGACAGTATCAAATAAATCTTCTGCATCTAACCTGCTTAGATATTTTAATATTTCTCTTTTAGCATAATACCATCTTGTTGAACAAACATCAAGAAATTTTTTATGATGCTTGTGCCAACATTCTAATACAAAGTTTTGAGCAACTGCTTGCTCCATTCCTTTTGTCGTTATTAAATACATCACTTTATCAGTATCATTATCATATGCCACATATTCTATAAGAATATCTTTTTCTATATTTGTCCAAGCTGACCAAGGCTTAGTAGTCATTATA